TTAGACGGTCTCAACGTCTGACCCCTTTTTCGTTTGTGCCGGATTTGTGCCAAACCCTCCCAAAATAGAATCCAGCCGTTTGGCATGCTCGCCCAGGTGAGCGGGCGCCAGGTGTGCGTAACGGCGGACCATTTCGATGCTCTCCCAGCCCCCCATTTCCTGTAGCGCCGACAATGGCACGCCGGCCTGAACCAGCCAGCTGGCCCAGGTATGCCGCAGGTCGTGGAACCGGAAATCCGTGATCCCAGCCCGGCGCAGGCTCGCGCGCCAGGCGGTGTTTGCATCCAGTCGCATCAACCGCCCCTCATAGGTGAACACGAACCGCCGGTGTCGGCCGAGCTGTTCGGAAATGACCGCGCAGGCCGAGTCGTTCAGCGCGACGCCAATCGCCCGGCCGGCCTTGGCCTGATCCGGGTGGATCCACGCGACCCGCCGCTGCAGGTCGACCTGTGACCACTCCAGATTGATGATGTTGGAGCGGCGCAGGCCGGTGGCCAGAGCGAACCGAATGATCGCAGCCAGGTGCGGCGGCGCGCATTCGATCAACCGGGCGGCCTCTTCCTTGGTCAACCAGCGAATCCGGCGATTCGGCGTCTTGGCCTTGGCCAGGGCGGGGGCCTTGTCCAGCCATCCCCATTCATCCTGCGCTCGGCGCATCAGCGATCGCATCCACGTCAGGTAGTGGTTCCGGGTCGAGTCGGTCACCGGCTGGCCAGTGATCCGCGACGCTCCTTTCCCTTTCCCGCGACGATGAATCAGTTCGCTCACGGCCGCCTTGATCTCGTCTGCTGTGATGCCGGCCAACGACCGGCCACCGAAATAGGTCAGGAAGTACCTGATCTTCGACTTGTCGTCGTCCAGGCTCTTTTTGCCAGACTTCTCTCTGAGCCAGCGCAGCGCCGCCTCATCAAACGTCTTGTCGGGCTTGTCGCCCAGCCGTTCCTGTCTCCATGCTCCCGCCTTCAGTTGGTCGTACAGTTCCTGGGCGGATTTTTTGTCGCTGGTTTCAAGAGATCGTCTAACTCTCTTGCCACTCGGCGTCGTGTAATCGGCCCACCATGTTGAGCCGCGCAATCGGATACCCATGTTCCATCCTTTCGCGCGCCCGGATTGTGCGCGCCTGCATTTTCGAGCGAGACGAGGTAGGCGACAAGCGCCGAGCGACGGAAGACCCGGGTCTTCCCGGGTTTCGACGACGGGATCTTGTTGCCGGCGACCAGGTAGCGGAGCTTTCGCTCGCTGACCTGCAGGAATCGAGCCGCTGCGTTGAGGGGGAGCGTTTCCTCCATCAGATCGAGCGTGGCCATTTGCTGCCTCCATAAAAGCAAAGCCGCCCATCAGGGCGGACGTGAGTTCTTGCGTGCTGTTTTCTATCGTTGAATCTCAAACCCGGCGGCGCCGATCCCTCTCACGGTGCTGCCGGATTTTTTTGCTGGTCCCGGGCGGCGGGCATATCCGCCTCCAGTACGGCGATGCGGTCGAGCAGGGCGAGCACGGTCTCCGGCCTAGCCACGTTGATGAATTGGCTCCACAGCCCAGACTCAGCCGCCGCCCTGATCTGCTCAGCCGTGTAGCCGGCGTAGGTGTGGTCAGTCATTCGGCACCGCCTTTCGCGCTGGCGAGGGCGGCTAGGGCCGATGCCACGACATCGCTCCTCTCCGGAGACAGTTCGCCGAGTTCTGCACGGCGCCCGTCGGCAAATGATACGAATGCCTGCAATGCCGCCACCAGCGCCGCGTTCTGCTCGTGCAGCGTGGCGACATCGCCGGCCGGCTGCGGCGCCTCGGGCGCGGCGGCGAGCATGGCGCTCAGCTTTCGCAGGCTTCTGGATAAGGCCGGCTGAGTGCGCCCATCATTGATGTGCGAAACGCATTCCCGCGCGACGGCCTGCCACTGCTCCGGAACGGCGACCTGAGCGGCCACCGGCTCGGCGTAGAGCCCCCTGCTGCGCCCGTACCGGCTCGGATTTTCCGCCAGGTGGTGGCCAAGCTCAGGCTCGTCGGGCCAGTCAATAATCCACGCCACCGGCTCCGGCCTCGGCACGCTGGCGATGACCGCCGGCAGGTCAATATTATTGAGGATCATGTTAGAGATAATCTCGCCGGGGCAAGCGACGCTCACGTACTCGACCGCCAGCGTGGTTTCCATAAATGCCTCGGCAGCGCACGCATCGCGCACCGCCTCGGCCACACGGGTCAGATAGTCAGCCATGGCTGCCGCCTTTCTTCGATTCGTCGTACTGCTGGATGCCCCACGCGATTGCCAGGCAGCACCAGATGAAGTGATGGGTGTACTCGCGGCAGCAGGTCTCCCAGAAGTCGGGGAAGACCTTGCTGTTGCCGTTGAATACGAACCGATGAACCTCGTTCATCGCGCATTCCTCGCCGCAGCTCTCGGCCACATCAAGGATTTCGTCTTGCACCTGCTCGCGGAGATCGGCTTGCTGTTCCTCGTCGAGCTCATGGGATTCGATGTACTCGTCGACGCGCTCATTGATGCGCGCGGCGAAGATCTCGAAACTCCATCCCTCGACGCTGTCCCCCGATCGGCCGCACCGGCCGCCTTGCCCATCGCTGGCCAGCAGCTTTTCGGACCAGTAACCGAGGTTGATATACGGTCCGCCGGAGTCATCGCGACGATCCGTCCTGAAAAACTCGAACATGTCCGTCAGGCGGGCGAACACGAACGTGCCGTGATCGCCGTTGATGCACAGCACACCCGGCCAAGTCACCAGATCGAACCAGTCACTGGAGCAGCCGTCCTGTCGGCGGAAATGGATATGCCGGTAGGCGCCGTCGTCGCGGATGATCTGCATGCGATGGGTTGCGATGTCCCGCGCGAACAGCTTGCGGGCCTGGGCCTCGGTTTCACTGATGGCCATGTACTGTCTCCTGAAATGCAGAACCGCCCGGGGTGGGGCGGTTCGTTGTGTGTTCATCGCGGGTCATGGCTATTCCTCGCCCTGATCGCCGGTATCACCACCAGCCGGCGGTGTATCCGCGCCTGCCAGAGCGCCAGCGTGCGGATCAGCCGCCAGAGGCGTACTGGGATTCGATTGCTTCCAGACATCGGCCCCGCTCCGTTCGGTGATGTGATGGTCCTGGCCGTAGCCGTGGTAGGTGTTCATGCCGCAATCCTTTCTCTCTCGCGCAGCTCCGTACGGCTCCAGGCCATCAGGTCCGTGCAGTTGGCACGCAACAGTGCGGTTGCCGGCGGCGGGCTGACGCTGTTGCCGACCATCCGCACCTGGGCCGATTTGGTGAATGTCCGCCCGTCGTGCCCGTGGTCGATGATGTAGCCGGCCGGAAACCCCTGGCAGCCATACAGCTCGGGCGGCGTCAGCATGCGCAGGCCGATGTCGACTACTACCCACGGTTCGCCTTGAATCCAGACCGTGACCAGTGCCAGACGATCGCGAGTGGTGATGGTGGCCAGCGGCTCGTCCAGGCCGCGCATGTTATCGGTGCCGTAGTAGCTGACCAAGAATGCGGCGCAGCGCAGGGCGCCGGCTTCGTGTTCCTGGCACAGGGTGTACTGCACTATGCCGTGATGCTCAGCGCCGGCAGTGAGCGTCGGTAGTGGTTCGTTGGTGTCGCGCCCGGTGCAGTTGCGCCGCAGCGTGACCAGATTGGCCGTAATCAACTGCTGCTGGCTGCCGGTGTTGGTGATGGTCGATGCCGGCTCGCGCAGGTCATGCCCGGGCGTGGTGTTGAACCCGCCGTTCGCCTGCATCAGGTAGGCGGTGGACAGCCCAACACCGCCGCCACTTGCCGTGATCGTATTGACGGGTGTGGTGACTGGCCGTGTGCCGGTACCGCGCCGGGCCGTTTTTCCCGATCCATCGCCATGCCCCATCGTGACAAGCGTTGCTGTTGTCAACGCGATCTCGCCACGGTTGGCCGCCGTTATTGTCCGGATCGGTTCCTGTGGGTCATAGACGCGGTCCCCGCCCTGATGTGTCAGAGGAACCAGTGACGGGGAGACTGCAGCGAACGAGCCGCCCTTCGGGTATGCCGTGATAGTCCGCAGCGGCTCGGCGGCGGACTGCACGCTCTCACCGGACCAGTTTGCGATCGGCACGATGAACGGGTCGGCACTGTCCAGTACGAACTTTTTCATCCCCTTGGCGATACGGCGCATCGTGGCATCGGCCAGCGGGCGCTTGCGCTCGAAAATACTCGGGCACGGGACCGACCAGTCGATGTGATCCGCCGCCGGCCGCCAGGCTTTTTGCCGGCGTGTCGGGTTCCTGTGGTGCGTGGGCTCCGGCCAGACGATGGGCCTGCCGTCGCGGCGGGCGAACAGGAACAGCCGCTCCCGGGTCGTGGCGGCGCCGTAGTCAGCCGCGACCAGAATGCGCCATTCGACCGTGTAACCCATCTGCTCGAACGTGCGGATGAACCGGCGCCAGGTGCGGCCGGCATGCCGTGGGTCGGGGATCAGGTATTGGTCCTGCACCGGCACATGCTCGCCCGGCCCCGCCACGGTTCCGTCCAGTCGCAGCACGCGACCGGAGGCCTTGTCACGCTTGGCGATCAGCGGGCCCCACTGCTGCATCTGTTTGACGTTCTCCATGCTGATGCTGCGCGGCGAGACCTGGCCGGCCCAGCGGGGCAGCACCCAGCCGAGCCCACGGATTTTCTTGCTGCGAGGCTGTCCGCCAGCGGCCTGACTGTGGTGCGTGCAGTCCGGGCTGCCATGCAGATGGCCGACAGCGCGACCTTTGACGGCCTCACGCGGATCGACCTCGAAAACGTCGGCGCAATAGTGCTCAGTCTGCGGATGGTTCGCCATGTGCATGCTGATGGCGTCCATGTCGTGGTTGATGGCGATGCCGACGTGCCGGCCGAGGGCCTGCTCGATTGCGGTGGACATGCCGCCGCCACCGGCAAACAGGTCGACGATGATTTCGTTGTCCATGCCGAGCAGGAATTGATCGCGGATCATGCAATGACCTCCATATGTTCAGCCGGCACCCAGCCGCACGCCGGGAGCGTGTCGGGTGTCAGCGGGGTGTCGAAAACGACGAACCCGCCATCGGAGGCGGGTTTGGGGTAGAAAGCTGGGAGTTTGTTGTGATAGAGTGGTTATGCAAATGTCAATTATGGGTGTGTGATGGCTGCTGTCGGCAGTAAGCAGCCATTTCACACACGACCTGATTGGTGTAATGTTTGGTTCAGCATGTCGTTTTTCTGGGTTTTATACGATGCATGAAATTATCGGCCTACCTTGTGAATACAGGGTTTGTCCGTTTTAAGTGTCTTGTCACTGTGCATTTAACGACAAATGACATTTTAAAATTTTCAGGCACCAATTGGTGCCGACTTTACGCTATACCCTCTCGGTGCTTTCATGACACGAACCACTGGCTCAAAGAACATTAAATTATTCGAAAAACGCAACAAGGTTGAGTCTGCTGACAATGCAGAAATAAAACACCTTGCAAAGGCCACATCAGCTACGGCACTGGAGAAATTTAAAGAAGTCCTTAATAATCAAATAAATTATATTCAGTGGATTGAAAGCCGGCACAGCACGCTAATTAAATTAAAAAGGGCCGCAGGTGAGAGATCACCAAAGGATTTAACATACAGAAAATACAAGTGGTACGCCGAGCAAAATTCTTTACTGGAGGCGATCAATGCGTTTGAAGTTTTTTACAAACAATCGGCTATAAATCTAGCCAAAGCCCTTAGAAACTATGTTCCGCCAGAAAGGATAAAGGGTGCTGTAGATTCTAAAGTTCTTTGGTCGGTATCGGGAAAAATATCAATTTCCGAACTGATTTTCGAACACCAGTTATATCATGATTTAGACAGCATCGACGCTGCGACTCAATCTATAGTTCAAGACAAAAGATACAACAAATCAAATCTAAAATCACCGTTAGCTAGCAAAAACATTAAGCTTCAGGCTGTTTTTCAAATCAGGCATACCTTGTCGCACAATTATGGATTAATAACTCGTAGCGATCAGGCAAAATTCAAGATGCTTGGCCTACAAGCAGAGGCTGGTAAAATTGTAGATCCTGACAAGGATTGTTTTGGAACTTCCGTTAAAATGTTTTTGAAAAAAGAAGCCGAAGATTTTACAAAATGGCTAGTTGATGCAGCAGCAAACTATCTTGATGGAATGCAAAAAGGTTCAGGAGTAACACTCGATAGGCGGGTACTTACAAGAATCCAGCAAGGACTTGGAACATCAGCCAAACTAACCGGTCTGCCATGGGTATAACAATTCAGTCAATCGGACGCCAAAAGCTATACTTTTGGTCCCCTTCACTGCGCTTCGGTTCCACTTACCTAAAACGTTAGGCTGCGATGCGCACCAATCCGCCGCATGAGCAGGAGAACAGCCACAGCGTTTTGCCGCTGGTGTCGTGGCCATCGCGGCGGAGGGCGGTCAGTCGGCCGAATTGCTGGCCAGTCAGGTCTATGGGGGCGGGCATGATCACTCCATTTCACTGCGGCGTTCAGCAATGGCATCGGCCAGCACGGACGCCTCATCGTCAGGCAGTGACCGGCCACGGTCGGCAATCAGGTCCAGATCGTCAGCAGATGCGGCGCGGGCAGCCTCGGCTACCAGGTTGTCAAGCGATTCGACGACCTGCCCGGTCTCGCCATCGACCGTTGATGCGCGAGCGCGCAGTTCGGTCACCCTGGACTGATAGGCGCTGAGCGCCAGCGCGACCTCTTTCTCGTCGGTGATTTGCGAGGCCAGCAGCTTGGCGCGCTGCATGTCTGCACCGCATGCGGCCAGGGCGATGGCATCCATTGCCGCCGTGAATTGCTGGCTCGGCAACGCCTTCTGTGTCGAGCCGGTGCCCAGCTTCTTCCGCAGTGCATCGGCTCGGCTGCTGGTGCGCTGCGGCTCACTGGTGGTGCCATCCGGCGTTACATCCTTTTCCGCTGCGGTGTCCCGTACTTCTTCGGCGGATGCCATGCCCTTGAGCACATCCGGGAACACGTCGCGCAGAGCAAACCCGCGTGCGCGCATTTGGCGCATGCGCTTCGGGTACTGGGACCATGGGCCCGCCTTGCCAGTCAATCCTGCCGTTTTGGCATCTTCCATGCCGAACGTCCGGACCTGCTCATCCTCGCCGACACGCTTCACTCGGCAGGTCGCCGTTTCCCCATCGTCTGACTCGTAGACGTACTCGCACAGGGGGGAGCTGCGTACCAGCGCCAACATGGCGTCGCCCCACAGACTCGGCCGGCCGTTGATGACGGCGATGTTCTGCATGGCCTGCATCGGCTTGAGGCCGATTTCCATGCCCCACTGCACGGCGACCAGAACATTGCCGGGTCGGCCCTGATAGTCCTTCGGAACAATGGTCGAGTCGGACAGCAGCTCGGCGAGCTTCATCGCTTCTTCCAGGCTCTTGGGCGACAGGTCAAAGCTGCCACCGCCGAGGGCGATTTCGTTCATGGTGTTCCCCTTATTGCTCAGCGGTGTCATCACCGCCCTTCGGTTTCTTGGTAAACCGGAAGTCCACATACTCGGCGTCACCGACCTCGTATCCCTTCCGCTTCACGATCTTGCGTGTGTAGGCCGTACCGTCCGGCAGGCGAGCGATTGCGCTGGCCCCGGCCAGGCGCCGCAGGTGGTTTTTTGCGATCTCGGCTTGCTTGCCATACTCGGCTTCCAGCCCTTTGGCCTCCTGCAGGACCGCATGCCAGTGCGCGGCGGATTCCGGTAGGTCGATAGCTGTACCGTCGGAGCCCGGATATAGGCGGGAGAGCAGGTCGGGCGTCGTCCGGTGTTCGTAATCCAGACCTGGTGGCGTGCCGCCCTGGATGGCGTTCCAGAATTCGCGCTCACGCTCGATCATCACTTCGATGATTTCCTCGTCGCGTGTGATCGTGTAGATCCGGAACTCCGGACCAGCCATGAGGACGGCCAGATAGCAGAGGTCAGCGGTAGCCACGGCCATGTAGTGCTGGCACTGCATGAAATATGACTCCGGCACCTCGTCGGTTCCATCCGGGCCCCACGCCGATTTGTCGGTAAAGCGGCCGAGCGCGGTTTTGCATTCCAGCAGGGCCTTGGTTCTGATCTCGCCTCTGTGCGCCGGCTTCTTGTCGCCATCCCACACCAGCCGGTCCAGATTGGCGATCATGAACGAATGCTCAGGGTGGCGGAGCATGTCGTTGTGCCGCTGGACCTTGAGGCCGGTGCGCTGCGAAAACTCAGCCGCGACGACGTCCTCCAGCGCATTGCCAAAATGCACCGCTTCGTTGTCGCTCAGATCATCAGGCTCCAGTTCGCCCCGCTTCTCGTGGTAGAGCTGCAGCGGTTGCTTGTAGGGGTTGACGCCGAGTACGGTGCCGGCGTCAGAGCCGCCAATGCCGGTGTTGCGAAGCGCCAGCCATTCGGCGCGGTCCATCGTGGTCATGGTGTTCCTCTGTTCAGTGATGTTTCGGCCCGAACACGGCCAAAACCAGCTCTTCCGTGTCCTCGCGAAAACGCCGAGCATCAGCCCGGCGTCGGTCGTATTCGTTCCCGCGTGCTGGCCCGCCGGCATCTGACGCCCGTCGTTCCCGCGCCCGGTGGATGTAGTCCTGCAGTTGGCGCTGTGTGAGAGGTGCCCTCATTGCAGGCTGCTCATCAGGCCGTGCGCCGAGTCGATCAGCGCTTGCCGGGCCTCGGCAAACCGCCCGCAGCGCACCAGGGCGGCAGCGGCCTCAATGTCGGCCACTGCCATGTCGGCAGCCGTGGTCAGATCGTCGGCCTCGTCCTGCCGGCACGGGTCGGTGCCCAACCGTGGGTCGTTCGAGTGCCAGGCGACACCCAGAGGGGCCTCGATCATTCTCATGGCAGCAGCCTCCACAGCAGGTCCAGCGGCACGGCGTCGTAGCAGATGGCGGCCAGAGTGGCAGCAGCAGCGGCGTAGAACAGGGCGCCCAGCGTGGTGAGAGCAACATCGCAGGCAAAGGCCAGCGGTGTGTCGGCCGGGTCGCGGGTGAAAATGCGGCGGCGGATCGGTCCCATCACATCCTCCAGCGGTAGATGAAAAACAGGGTCATGCCGCGCCGGATGATGCATTTCGCGCGATAGCCCTGAGCACGGAGCCGCAGCACCGTGGCGTCGTCCAGTTCGGTCATGACCATGTTGGTCTCCTAAATGAGAAAGCCCGGCGCAGGGCCGGGCAATTTCTTGAATTGTTACTAAGTGTTTCCTACATTCATCGTAGCCCTGCCGGATGGTCCGGAGTGGCTGAAGGCCCCTGGTACGCATGCCCGGGGGCCTTCCCGTTTTCAGCAGCACTGCTTTACCTTGCACCACAAAGCGGTGCTGCTATATTGAAATTGCCCCTGCGTTGAAAGCAAAGCTCATCCGTAGGGACCGGGAAGGCCTCAGCTGCTACTCAGCAGTCGGGGCCTTTCCGTTTTTGTGCCCGCGTCTCAGCTCGGCCTCGATCTTCATCCAGGCTGAGTAGGGGATGACGACGTGGGCACCGGCTCGGACCCGCGTCCACGGCTCTACCAGAAATTCCCACCGCCCCTTGTCCATATCTGCAACCAGGCTTTCAACCACCTGTGCCGATGCAACGGCATCATCAACAGTCGCGAATGGGATCGGGAATCGTTGTTCTGACATGCCTATCCTTTGAGAAAAAAATTTACCAGCGGCAGAAAATTCGGATAGAAATTTTCGTCATGATGCATAAAATGAGCAATGCCATCTAACTAATCATTGGGAGAAATGCTCATGACTACTCCTATCAACACCCCCATCACTTGCCCTGAATGCACTGGCGATAAGCTCAAGTACGCCGAGACAAGCGAAGGGCCGGACAGCTACGCCTGCGTTGGCTGCGGGCATGTCCTTCATCCTGAAGAGATCCACGAAATCACCAAGGCCTTGAGCGAGCGCCTTTTTGCCGGGTTCCTGTCAGGGGCTACGAAGGGCTGAGTCCTTGCTTCCTTGATCAAGCAGCCCGGCGTGCAGTGTCTGCAGATTTGCCGGGCTGACGTTGAACATGTGGAACGACAGGCCGTTCCGACTCACGTCCTCTGTGGCGGCTCGTTGGTCATTGCCAGATCAAGCACCGCGTCAAACCACGGCTCGCCATCATGCGAGCCGTCTTCTGTGGCGAATGGTCGGCCGTCCCCGCCGTAATTCCCGATGACTGCCGCGGTGCAGACATTGAACAGCATGCGGATCTTCACACTCTCCAGCGTGCCGTGCGCCGTGATCCAGTCGCCGCCGAGGTTGTAGTTTGTGGTTTCGATCTCCATCCCGGCAGCCTGTGCTGCGGCAATGAACTCGGACGATGTGCGCCCGCGCTTGTAGGTCTTCACAATTCCCCCTCCCGGCCATGCCGGTGTTCATTCACCAAAACCGCCTGTCACGGGGCTTTGGTGATCGGCCTCGGGTGAAGCCGCTCCGAAAGATCAGCACAACCAGCACCGCACCCTGTGGCGGCTTTGCGAGGGCGGCGGCTACTCATCCGCCCTTGACTGGCACCCCGCGTCCGCGCTCTCCACGCTTCATCCGCTGAACCGACGCATTCTTTCGCTTCCTGCCGCCGGGCCTTGCCTGCCCCCCGGAGCCTTCACTTCCACGTCGGTGTGGGTCCACGGTGTGTTGCCGTGGTGTGAGGTAAATATACAAGTGTTTCTTGTATTTAAGCAAGTTAAACTTGTTATTCATTTAAAGAAATACTTTAAATTAAAACGACGTAACTGATAGCCGAAGGCAATGAAGTGCAACGGCGTTGGTCTAGACGCAACAAAGCCCGCGCATAGCGGGCTGTTGATGGGTGGGGAAGGGGTGACCAGAACGGCGGGCGTGAAAAAGCCCCACGGAGGGTGGGGCTTAGGTAGCGTAAGCCAGGCCGCTAGCCTCCGCGCCAGACCATGCGCCCCAGGCACTTGAACCGCTCTGCCTCGGCATCAGGGACGACGACTGGGTCGTATCGCTCGTTCAGGCTGACCAGCTTGATCCCGTCCTCGTAATGGGCGATCTGCTTCACGTACAGCTTCCCCTTGAACGCAACCGCGAACACCTCGCCCTCGACCAGCTCCGTGTCGCTGGTGTCGATGAGGATTGTGTCCCAGTCCATCAGCATCGGCATCATGCTGTCTCCACGGACATACATCGCCTTGCAGTGCTCGATGGGGAAGCCCTTCTTGCTGAACCATGCCCGGCGAAACACTAGTGGGTCCAGCTTCTCCGGGATCCATTCAACGGTCCCGTTTCCTGCTGACAGCTTCACATTGAACCGCTCGATCTTCACGTAGCACAGGGGATCGAGGTCATCATTGTCGTCAATCACTCTGAAGTTGGCTGCCGGCGGCATTGACTTCTCGTCGCCAAACGACAGCCACGCCTTTGACGTGCCAAGGTACGTTGCAAGAGCGTCCAGGCGCGCGCCTCTCGGGGCGGTCTTGCCGTCCTCCCATTGCTGAACGGCCTGAGGGGTGATTTTCAGGGTGTGAGCAATGTCCGTTTGCGAGAGGCCAAGTTTTTCCCGGGCCTGTCGAATGCGTGAGCCGATGGTATCCATAGAGCAATTCTACAAGCGCAGCTTGTCATCCTCACTGCAAGAAATACTTGTTTATTGAAAGACGATCTTGTAATCTGCTCCCAATAGGAGGGTCAGATGACCAACATCGCACAAGAGGCCGTCGACCGAGCCGGCGGCAGCCAGTCTGATCTGGCAAAAAAAATCGGGGTAAGCCCGCAGGCAGTGCAGCAGTGGGTTGCGAAAGGGTTCGTCCCACCCAAGCGCTGCCGACGCGTTTCCGAGGCAACAAAACTGCCGCTCGCGCGCCTGCTTGCTGCCTACGAAGCCGCAGAGAAGAGCATCACTGCATCGTAACCGCCCCCGGCGCTATGACAAAGGTTTAGCAAAATCATGGAAAAACCGAAATCTGAGCAGCACGTCAAAGTCGTTCACCGGGCGCTGTTCGTCGCGTTTCGCAAAGACGTCAGACGTCACCCTGGCGGTTACCCCGCGCTGGCCAGCGAAATGGGGCGGACTGGGGTGAATGCGCATGTGGTGCTATCCGGTCGATTTAACCCTGATGACCTCGGGCATTCGCCGACGGCAAAAGACATTCTCGACATGCTGGAGACCCTGCGCGCCGGCTATGCGCAGAACGTCCTGTCCGGCTACGGCAGTGACCGAGTCGATTTCAGCGAGCAGGGCATGACCGAGGCCGATCGCGCAGCGTTCTGTCTGCGCCAGATCGGTGAGCTGGCCGATGTGATCCGGGCCAAATCCGAGGCCGTGGCTGATGGCCGCGTGGACCGCCGCGAGCACCGGGAGATTGCCAACCTGCTGCGCCCGCTATTGCCCGAGCTGACAGCGTTCTGTGACGCGGTGGAGGAGTAGGGCGTGAGCATCCACCTGATGTCCCGGGCATGGTCAATGCCGATCCCGACCAGCCAGAAAATGGTACTGCTGGCACTGGCCGACCGTGCCAATGATGACGGCGAGTGCTGGCCCGGCCAGACCGAGCTGGCGAGCAAATGCAGCATGTCGAATCGCAATGTGATCCGGATGATCGACTGGCTGGAGGCCCGCGGCGCACTGCATTCCGAGCGGCGCCAAACCGGCAACGCCCGCCGGTCGAATCGCTACACCCTGACCCTGGACCAGTTCAAACCGGAAAGTGACAACCTGTCACATGCCAATTTGGCACATGACAATTTGGCATGTGACACGGTGTCACCCCCGAATGTGACAACTGCGACGCTTGAAAGTGACACGGTGTCACATTCGTATAAGGAGGAACCGTCATTGAACCACCAGTCTGAACCATCACTAGGTGCCGACGTGGTTCCCACGACGCTCCCCGCCAAGTCGAAGCCCTCCGCCAAAGCCGACCCGAACCCGCTGAACGTGGAGACCTGGAAGGCCTACGCCGTTGCCTACCGGATGCGATACCAGGCTGATCCCGTTCGCAATGCCAAGGTCAACGGCCAGATCAAGCAGCTGGTGCTGCGCCTCGGGAATGCCGCGCCTGACGTGGCCCGGTTCTACGTCGACCACAACAGCGCCTACTACGTCGGTCGCTGCCACGTCGTCGACTGCCTGCTGTCGGATGCCGAGAAATTGCACACCGAATGGCAGACCGGTCGTCGGGTGACGCAAACCGCCGCCATGCAGGCCGACCGCACGCAATCAAACCTCGAATCCCATCGCTCGGCACTCGACATGCTGAACGCCAAATACGGAGGCATGAATGCTGCCGCATGAGCAAATCCTGCAGGCGGTCACTGTGGCCGCTGAGCTGACAGGCACGCAACTGTCGGACGGAGCGCTGGCGACGATGGTCGACGACCTGATGACGTACCCGCTGGCCGCCGTCCTGACTGCGCTGGACCGCTGCCGTCGGGAGCTGACCGGGCGCCTGACCCTGGCTGCTGTCGTTGAGCGGCTGAATGGCGCCGACGGCCGGCCAGGGGCTGACGAGGCGTGGGCGATTGCCATTCGCTCGCAACCCGAGGCGGAAACCGTGGTCTGGACCAACGAGATCGCCGAGGCGTTTGCGGTGTGCCGGCCGGTGCTGGACCTCGGCGACGAGATCGGTGCCCGCATGGCGTTCCGTGACGCCTACAACCGGATCATTGCTGCGGCCCGCGCCGGTGGTACGGCCGCCCGGTGGTCCGCGTCTCTCGGCTGGGACAAGGACTTGCGCCAGGTGGCACTGGAGTCCGCCGCCAGAACTGGCCGGCTGGCCCCGTCCACGGTGGCCGCGCTGATGCCGCCGCAGGATGCCGCGCCGGAGGTGGTCGCACTGATCGGCAAGGTTGCCTCGCCATCCGGGCATGAGGGCGGGCTGCAGCTGGCCCGGGCCACGCTGCTGGCCGGCAAGCGCCGGCGAGCAGAGCGCGAGGTCGCTGCTGCTGAGCGCCGGCGGCAGGAACAGACCGCATTCGAGGCAGAGCGCCAGCGGCAGCTGTCCATGGTTGCTGAAAAACTCGGGAGGGCCGCATGACCACCACCACACGCAACAACGCCTACCGCAACCACCGCGCCAGCGGCCGGGCCGGCACACAGTGCGAGCAGATCCTCGCGCTGCTGCGCCGCAGCCGGGTTCCGCTGCTGCGGGCTGAGGTTGCCGGAAACCTGGGCATGTTCCAGTCGAGCGTCTGTGGACGGCTTGATGAGCTGCGCGCCGCAGGTGCTGTGATCGTCGCCGAGAAGCGGCTGAACCCCGCAACCGGCGTCGAATGCGACACCTACCGGGCCGCGCTGCTGTGGGACGAGACCGAGGCAGGGCAGGTTGATCTGTTTGCGGGAGTTGCGGCATGACCCAACTGCTGACCGAGCCGCTGGAACAGACCGTGACGCCGCGCGACGACGTGCGCGGGGCATTCGTCAGGTTCTGGGAGAAGGCGAAAGACCTCGTTGATTCAGGTACGCCGTTCGAACTGTCGCTGAAGCCGAAGCGCAACACCCGCAGCCTGCAGGCCAATGCCTGCATGTGGGCTCACCTGGCCGACATCAGCCGGCAGGTGGACTGGTACGGGCACCGGCTGGCGGCTGAAGAGTGGAAGGAGGTGCTGAGCGCCAGCCTCCGGGTTCAGCGCGTCGTCCCGGGCGTCGACGCCGGCAGTTTCGTGGTGCTGGGCGCTCGCACCAGCCGCATGAGCATTCAGGAGATGGGCGAAATGATCGAGCTGATCCAGGCATTTGGGGTGGAGCGTGGTGTGCGGTTCACTGCGCCAGCATGGCAACAGGAGTGGGCGCGATGACCTACCGATCCCGCAAATGGCTCGCCGCCGTCGGCCAACTGGAGCAATGCGTGCTGTGTGGCGCATTCGGCGTGCAGGTGGCTCACCGGAATCAGGGCAAGGGCATGGGGCTCAAGGTCAGCGACGCGCTCACTGCTGCGATCTGCCCATCCTGCCACCACGAAATCGACAACGGCACCACGCTGACCCGCGACGAGCGCCGGGAGCGCATGGACCGCGCCATTGTGCTGACGATCGAGCGCCTGGCCGAACGCGGACTGGTGGTGCCGGCATGAACAAATGCGTGCAGTGCAAGGAATTCAACCTCAAGGCCGCCGGCAGCATAGCCCGCCACGGGTTCGGCAAATGCAGCGGCGACCATCCGGGCCGGTACCGGTCTGTAGAGTTGGCGCTGGTCTGTGCGCGGTACATCGCATGCGACGCCGAAACGGTCGCGGCCAGGGCGGCATGGGTGGCAAAACTGGATGGGGGCAGGGGATGACCACGAATGAACTGACACACGCCCTGCTGCCGGCTGAGGCCATTGCCCGCCTGCAGCGTGCCGCCCGGGTCGAGCCGAGTGCAGCACACCCGGACAAGCGCCTGCGGGCGATCGATGCTGTAACCGTAGGGCTGCGGCGCGAGTTGCCCAGCCTGTTCAGGGAGGATGACGCCGCATGACCGGACGCATGAGCAGAGACAAGGGCGCCAGAGGCGAACGCGAGCTGGCCGGTCTGCTGGCCGAGCGCCTGGGCATCAGCATTCAGCGCCGGCTCGGCGCCGCACGGGATGGTGGCCACGACATCGATGTGCCGGGATGGGCGGTCGAGTCGAAACGAACCGAGGTGTTCGCTGAGGCCTACTGGAGGCAGGCCCAGCAGCAGGCCGAGGTGACCGGTTGCCGGCCGGTGCTGTTCTGGCGCGCCAGCCGCCGGCCGTGGGTGGCCTACGTTGACCTGCACGACGTGAGCCCGGCCGCATTCCCGGTGCGCGGCCGGCACCGCTGCACGATGACAATGGATGATTGGTGCCAACTAGCACGGGAGGTTGCAGCATGATGTTTTCGACGATCCGCGCACTGGTGGGCTGGGCGTTCCAGATGAATGAGGCCATCCCGGTCAAATCGGCGCGCTACGGTGAGTTCAGTGCGCCGGCGTTCGGTGGCATGAGTCCGGGCGAGCTGAAGGACATGGCGGTCGACATCCTCGCCAAGATCAGCCGGCTGCCGGCCGCCGAGCAGGCCGCGATCGCCGCCTATTTCACCGGTGACATCCGGGCGATCAATGCTGCTGCCGATCTACTGCCGGCCGGCTGGCCGACGGCACTGCGCCGGGAGCTGGCGCGCGGGTGGGCCAATGGCGAGCAGCTGGCGCGCAGTCAGGAGCTGATCGGGGAGACGTTTATGCTGAGCCAGCAGACAACCAGCCGGCGCTGGCAGGATGCCCGCAGAACGCTTGGAATCGGCATGCAGCGTGGGTTGGATGTGCTGGAACTGCAGCTTACGCACTACATTCGACACCCATCACGCAAGAATCTGCATCGATATGCTTGCATTGCGGCGTGAGTAAGAATACACTCAAATCCATAGTGTGAATCAGTGCGCCCATCGGTCATTCGGTGGGCGTTTTGTGTTTCTGGATTGGAGCCACGAATGGGCCACGGCCTGGTAATTCCCAGCCATTGGCTCCATCATGCAGGCGATCATCGTCGAGCGCGATAAGCTCAAGGCGCAGCTCAATGAACTGAACGCTCACGCGCAGGTGACTGTGGATCGGCAGCCTTTGGGGGCGACCATCTTTTGAGCTTGCCGATCACAGGGGTACTTTGATGAAGCTTCCTCCAGATGCATTCCTGTCTCCCATCGTTATGGACGAGTGGCGCAGCCAAGCCCGGCTATCGGCGCCTCTCTGGTTCGAGCTGATACAAGACATCAATCGGGGCGCGGTCGCGCTGCTAACGGCGCTGGGACCGGCCAAGGGGTCTGATCGGGAACTTGTTGCTGCAGCCATGTTCGGTCGGGCGTTGCAGAGCTTCGAGGCAACCGTCATCCTGGCAGAGCGGGGCATGCTGGCCGACGCCGGATCGTTAGCGAGAAATATTGTGGAATCTGCCGTGTTCCTTGGTGGCTTGGCGTTGATTGATGATTTTCCGAAGCGTATGGCCGAATCGAACAATGCGCACTTCTTTGGAATGGCGAAGGCAATCGCAGAGCGGATGGAGGAGCATGGCGCTCAAGAGGACCTTGCTGCCGCTGAAGAGTTGCGCGAACTATTACAGAGCGTGAAGGATCAGGGGTTCGCTCGGTTCAACATAAACTTGCGAGATTTGGCGAAAGAAGTAGGGATGGACCCCTTGTACGAGGTGGTTTACCGAACCTTGTCGGGTGATGCTGCCCATCCGTCGCTTACGTCAATTGAAAGGCACTTCGGCCGTAACGACAGCGGGCAAGTGGAAAGGCTGATTTTTTCGCCGCAACGGGATGGAATGGAAAAGGTACTGAGCGCGGCGATTTGCGCCTTCCTCGCGGCCTTAGGGGCCCTTGGAGTGGTGTTTCCTCGGGACGATATTATGGTGATGATTGAGACGTTCAATGCTCGACATCATGCCTTGGGCTCGCCTGCGCCATCGGCAGAGTAACCCCCCTGTTGGCCAACAGCAGAGAACACGCTGTCCGCATCGCCATGACCATGGACGTGTTCACCGGTGGCCAATTGACGACCCTAGCTTTGGCCCAGTGAGATTTGCGCGCGGGCGCCTCAGAAAGGGGGTGATCCGCGCAGCCCACAAACACAAGCCCGCCACCCGGCGGGTTTTTCATTTGGAGCCGCCACGAGCGGAATGCCGCTATGGCGAGACCCAGCAAATTCACCAAGGTCTGCGCAGAGAAGATCTGCGCGCGCCTGATGCAGGGCGAGAGCCTGCGTCGCATCTGCCTGGATGACGGGATGCCGGACAGGGCAACAGTGTTCCGGTGGATGCAGCAGCACGAGTCGTTTCGCGACCAATACGCGCACGCGAGGTCGGTCCAGGCAGACACGCTGGTCGACGAGATACTGGACATTGCCGATGACGGGCAGAACGACACCTACGTCGATGGTGAGTCAGGCGCAGAGCGCACGAACTATGACGTGATCGCCCGGAGCAAGCTGCGGGTCGATGCGCGCAAATGGCTGGCAGGGAAACTGGCGCCGAAGAAGTACGGCGAGAAGATTCAGCAGGAACTGACCGGGGCGGGCGGGGCACCGCTGGCGCCGCCGGTTTTCAATGTGACGTTCGGGGGCGGCAAAGATGGGGGCGATCAATCTTGAATTTGCCCCAAAATTCAAGCCGCTGTTTCAACCGAAACGCTACAAGGTGTTCCACGGCGGGCGGGGTGGGGCGAAAAGTTGGGAGATTGCCCGTGCGCTGATCCTGATCTCCAGTAGCCGCCGGGTGCGCGTGCTATGCGCCCGTGAAGTCCAGAACACGATCCGCGACTCGGTGCACAAGCTTCTGCGCGACCAGATTGAATCACTGGGGCTGCTGCCCTGGTTCACGATTACCGAAAACAGTATCCGCAGCAGCATCGGCAGCGAGTTCATCTTCAAGGGCTTGCGCTACGACGTGCAGGGCGTGAAATCGACCGAGGGCGTCGACATCTGCTGGGTCGAAGAGGCTCAGACGGTCAGCGCCAACTCGTGGGACGTGCTGATCCCGACCATCCGCAAGGAAGGCTCGGAAATCTGGATCAGCTTCAACCCGCTTGAGGAAACCGACCCGACATACCAGCGGTTCGTCATTGACCCGCCGGACAACGCCGTTGTGGTGGAGGTCAACTATGACGACAACCCATGGTTCCCGGATGTTCTCCGGCAGGAAATGGAGTATTGCAAGCGGGTCGACTATGACGCCTACCTCCATATCTGGAGGGGGAAGCCGCGCAAGATCAGCGAGGCGGTCATTTTCAGCGGCAAATGCCGTGTCGAGTCGTTCGACGATGATCTGTGGAAGCAGGCCGACCGGCTGTACTTCGGTGCCGACTTCGGATTCGCCCAAGACCCCAGCACGCTGATTCGCTCGTTCATCATCGGCCGCAGCCTCTACATCGAGTACGAGGCCTACGGCATCGGGGTTGAACTGGACGACATGTGGAAGCTGTACGCAGGTCAGCAGGGCGCGACTCCCGAACAGATGGAGCAATGGCATCCTGGGGACGATGTCAAATTTCCCGGCATCCCCGGTGCACGCGACTGGCCAATCAAAGCCGACAGCAGCCGGCCGGAGACAATCAGCCACATGAAACGCCAAGGGTTCCGCATTTCAGCTGCCAAGAAGTGGCCGGGCAGCGTCGAGGACGGCATCACCTACTTGCGCGGGTTTGAACAAATCATCATCCACCCCCGGTGTACGCACATGGCAGACGAGGCGCTGCTGTACTCGTACAAAGTCGACCGGAAGACCAATGAAGTGCTGCCGGTAATCGTCGACAAACACAATCACTGCTGGGACGGGGTGCGGTATGGCCTGGACGGCTACATCCTGAAAAAGCACAGCATGCTGGACCTCCTATGACCAAACGAGCACGACAACGCGGGCGGCCTGCGCCAAAACGCGAGATGAACGACGGACTGGAGAGCATGGCCATGCGCCTGGGCGCCCGGCAGCGTGACATGAGCTACAGCCGGGTCAATCTGCTGACCGACCAGCGCCACCAACTGGATGCGCTGTGGTTCGAGGACTGGTGCTCCCGGAAAATCTGCGACAAGAAAAGCCGCGACATGACGCGCCGCTGGCGGACGGTCAAATCAAACGACCTGTCTGCCGAGCAGCTGGAGCAATTCGAGCGGCTGGAGCGGCGGCTCAACGTGCGCGAGATCGTTCGCCAGGCGCACCAGTGGGCGAGCCTGTACGGTACCGGAGCTATCGTGTTGGTAGGCAACGGGTCGGATCAGACGATCGAGTGGGGCGAAGATGAGAAGCTGATGCGACTGGTGGCGCTGGATCGCTGGTCGATCTCCGCTGATGGTTCCAAAGAGCTGAACGTACTGTCGCCAAACTTCGGGCTGCCGGAACGATTTCTGATCAAGGGCATGCAGTCCGTCCATCGCAGTCGGATCATCCTGGTGCATGCCGGCGAGCGGCCGCCGTCCGATACCGAGAGCCTATGGGGTACGTCGGATCTGGAGGGCGTGTACGAGGCCGTCAAGCGGTTCGACATGATGAGCCTGAACATCGGAGACCTGGTGACCGAGTGCAAGGTCGACGTGTTCAAGATGGGTGGGTTTGCTGGAAAAATCGCAGCGGGTCTTGAGCCGGAAATCATTGCGCTGATGTCTGCCGTTCAGGCGATCAAGTCGACCACCAACAGTGTGCTGATTGACGGTGATACTGAGTACGAACAGAAAGAGTTGACGTTCGCCGGCCTGCGCGACCTGCTGGTTGAATTTCGCAACACGGTGGCAGGCGCGGCTGACATGCCGGTCACGGTGCTGTTCGGCCAGTCTGCTGCTGGTTTCGCCAGTGGGCAGGAGGACATTCAGAACCACCACGAGTCCATTCACGGCCTGCAGGAATCCCGCCTGCGCCCGGTATTCAATCGGCTGGACCCGGTATTGGCTCACATGCTGTGGGGTGGGATGCCCAGCGACTGGTGGTTCGACTTCCCGCCGCTGACCGAGCTGACCGCCGAGCAGCGTGCCAACGTGCTGAACGTCACCGCAACCGCATGCGGCGCCCTGGTGGACCGCGCCATCCTGCGCGAGGACCAGGTGCTGTCCGAGCTCAAACAGTCCGAGCTGTTCGACAACATCACCCAGGCCGACATTGCCGCGGCGAAGAGCATCGCCAGCAGCCACGAGGGAGACCCGTATGGATTTGCGCCAACTACTGGCCTCGCAGGGCCGGCAGACCCGGCGAAACCGCCAGTTGCGGCCGGCAACGCCCAGCAAGCGAACCGAGGTGTGGTACCGGCAGCAACTGCTTGAGCTGGTGCAGACGATGCGGCTCGTTGTTGAGGAGGAAATCAGCAACGTCTCGCCCCCTATGCAGGACAAGGAGGGCGACCCGCCAACCGGCTTGTTTGCCCGGGCGATCAATACCGCGATGGAGCGTGCCATCGAACGGATCTCGCGGTTCATCCCTAAATCAATGCTGGAACGAATGGCTGTCGGCATGGTGCGGCGGGCCAACCAGCAGAACCACCGCCAGACCACTCAGGCTGTCAACGCCGCGATCGGTATCGACGTCGGTCAGATGATCGAGCGCACGCCATCCGTGGCCGCGCAGATCGAGGCGGCAACGATCCACAACGCAAACCTGATCACCAGCATTCAGAGCCAGTATCTGGACCGGGTCCGCACCACGGTCATGCAAGCCGTGACCAGTGGTCAGCGGCATGAATCCATCGTGGCATCGATCCGCGAGATTGGCGGCGTGACCGAGAGCCGGGCCCGGCTGATTGCCCGCGACCAGACCAGCAAACTGAATGGCGCGCTGACGAAGGCGCGCCAGACCTCGCTCGGTGTGCGCCGCTACCGCTGGAGCGGTGCAAACGATGAGCGGGAGCGGGAAACGCACCGTGAGAACAACGGCAAAACATTCAGTTGGGACGACCCGCCACCAACAGGCCACCCGGGCGAGGACATCAACTGTCGATGCGTTGCCATACCGATTATCGAACTGGACTAGCCCGCCACCCGGCGGGCTTTCTCATGCCATGAAACTGACTGCATTCGATTTCCAGCCCTCTACGGCGTCACAGCGTCGAAAAACGCCACAGGGCTATCTGGTCGTGCCGGCGCTGTTCGCGCGCACCGGCATCCAGGACTACGACGGCACCGAGGTCGGCGAGACGCCCGGGCAGACGTACCGGGTCGACCGCCCCGAGAGCGAGGTATTCGCCCCCGAATCGATCGCGTCATTCGAGGGCATGCCGATCGCGGTCGGTCACCCCGACGACGGCGTCACCGCCGACACCTGGCGCGAACTGGCTGTCGGCATGGTGCGCGACGTCCACCGCGAGGGCGAATTTCTCGCCGGCGAAATCTGGATCTGCGATGCCGAGGCGATCCGTCAGGTTGAGGTCTACGGCATTGAGGAGCTGTCCGGAGGCTATGCGTGCGAACTGATCCCCGGCACCGGCGAGGCGGATTTCATTCAGACCCAGATCAGGGGCAACCACATTGCGCTCGTACCGAGGGGGCGCTGCGGTGGGGAATGCAGGCTCGGAGACCAAGACAACAGGAGCAGCAAAACGATGAAGAAGACCAATCTTCTGGACGCCCTGCTGGGCGCGCTCGGCATCGACAAGCCGACCGAGCAGCAGAAGGCCGCCGCGAAACTGGCGCTGACCGCCCGCGACGAGGATCCGGCAAATCCGACCGACGAGGATGATCCGAACACCCCGACCGACGAGGACACCCCGCCGAATCCGCCCAACCCGGTGCCGCCGCAGAACAAACCGGATGCGCCGACCGATGAAGGTGACCCGAACAAACCGGCCGACGAAGACCCGGCGCAGCAGATCGCGGCGCTGCAGCAGGCACTGGCGGCCGCGAACGCCAAGATCGCCGAGCTGACCCAAGCCGCCACCGATACGGCCGAGACCCAGACCGTTGCGTCCGATGCCGCACGCGTGGTGCCCGGCATCCAGGTGACGGCGAAGGACAGCGCCCGCTCGATCCGCGAGAAGGTGATTCTGCACAAGGGCATCGAGAACAAGGACGGCCTGCGGCGCATGAGCGACTGCGAGGTCAAGGCGCTCTACCAACTGGCCAAGTACCAGGACGGCACTGGCCTCGGCAAGGCCCTGCTGGGGGACAGCGAAAAGGCGCCGGCCGTCAATTACAACCAGCTCTACGGGGGCAAGCAATGACCTACAAGTCGCAACAAAACCGTATCGCCTTCGCGGGCCAGATCAGCAAGGCCGGTGAATCGCTGGCGCGGGCCACCGGCGAGCAGAACGTCGGCACCACTCCGGTGGTGGCCGGCCGCTTCGTGGCGCTGGCCGCCGCCGGCATCAAGGAATTGTCGGCCGTCACCGACGTGCTGGCTGGCGTGGTCGTGCGTTCGCCGGTGCAGGACAGCTACTCGCCGGATGAATACCTGAGCGTCGGCAAGATCGGCCACGGTGACGGCATCTGGGTGGAACTGGAAGGCGCAGCCGCCCGTGGCGACAAGGTCCACGTTCGCGCCGTTGCCCAGGCAGGCAAGCCGGCCGGCAAGGTGCTGGCGGCCGAGGTTACCGACAAGACTGTGCCGACCGACCTGTACATCATCAACGTTGCCGCCGGCCTGGCCGAAATCGGCCGCCTGTAAAGGACACCCCATGCAATTCACCCTCAAAGACGGCCTCAACATCCTGACCCCGGCACTGGCACAGTTCCGCGAGCAGATGGTGACCGAGAAGTACCCGGAAATCGTGTTCCCGCAGTTCGTGACGATCGACAGTTCCGGTGGCCGCGGCCTGATGGAAAAGCTCCATTTCAGCGTCGAGTCGGCCAGCGATCTGGACGATGGCCTGGTGGGCGACAAGACCACCTCGCTCGATACCGTTGAAGTCGACTTCAAACCGGGCTCGGCACCGATCGTGTCGTGGGCCAAGAGCGTCACCTACACGCTGCGCGAGCTGGAAGTTTGTGCACGCCTCAAGATCGACGTGAACATCGAGAAAATGCGCGTGCTACGCCAGAACGCGGACCAGACCCTGCAGAAGGTCGCATTCCTCGGCCATGCGCGCGACACGCGCATCAAGGGCCTGCTGAATTCCGACCTGGTCGAAGCCGTCGGCATCAAGGGCGGCAAACCGTTCGCGAATGGCACGGCCGACGAGAACGCCGCGGCGCTGATCGACATGTTCACCCGCGTACTGACCAGCACCGACCTGATCGCCGCCCCGGACACCCTCGCCATTCCGATGCTCGACTACGTAACCCTGGGCAGCCAGCCGCGTGGCGAAGGCCGCGACACCACGGTGCTGAAATACGTGACTGATGCGCTGGCTGGCATCGCCGGCAAGCCGGTAAACCTGAAGCCGATCCCGCTGAAGCTGGCGGACACGGCCGGCGTCGGCGGCAAGAAACGCGCGATTGCCTACATCAACGACGCGCAGCACGTCGTGATGGACGTCCCGTCGCCCCCGAAGTGCTGGATGTCCAGCCGAAGGGGTTGCTGGCGTGGCAGACCGGCATGCGCCTCGATTTCGGCGGTGTGTCGTTCCTCGAACCGCAGAGCGCCAAGTACATCGACTACTGACCGGGGGTCACCATGGCAGAACCAACTGTCGACGATCTCGTCGCTCGCTACCCGGAGTTCAGTAAGGCCGACCCCAACCAGGTCGGCCTTCTGATTTCCGAGGCGGCACTGGAGGTCGATGCCGGCGCCTGGGGCAAGTTCCGCTGCGCCGGTGTCATGGCCCTGGCGGCGCACCTGCTGGCCCTGGCCAAGCAGACCGCCAAGGGTGCCGCGGCCGCATCCGGGCAGGTGACCGGCAAGAAGGCGGGCGACGTGCAGCTGAACTACGCGGCGGCGCCGGTTGCTGCCCTGGCTGACGCGCTACTGGCGACGACCGTCTACGGCCAGCGCTATCTGCAGTTGCGTGGGCTGGTCGCATTCGGCATCCGGGTGGTGACGCCATGAGTACGCCGGATCTCAGCAGCCTGCTGCGGTTGCAGCAGGCCATTGCCGAGGCTGCTGCGAAGTTCGTCGTGGTCGGTGTGCCGGAGAACAAGAGTGGTCGGCAGGACGGCGAGCTGGGCAATGCCGACATCGCGTTCATTCACGAGATGGGCGACCCAGCGCGCGATCTGCCGGAACGCTCGTTCTTGCGGTCGACGATGGCAGAAAAGCGCCAGGCCTATCAGGAATTGGCCGCAAAGGTGATGCGCAAAGTGATGGCCGGCGACATGACGGTCGAGCAAGGACTTGAACTGATCGGCATGGCGGCGGCCAGCGACGTACAGGAAACCATCGAGCAAGGTGAGTTTGCCCCTCTGGCCCCGGAGACAATCCGCCGCAAGGGCAGCAGCAAGCCGCTGATCGACAAGGGGCAGCTACGCCAGTCCATCACCAGCGAGGTCCGCGATGCTTGTCTCTGAAATCTTCGATGACCCGGACCTGGCGCAGGAGGTTGATTTCGAGATCCGCGGCGGCGCGTTCGATGCCGATGGCGAATGGGTCGACGAATATACCCCGGCGACATTCGTTGCCATCGTGCATGCCACCAAACCCGACGACCTGCTGCTGTTGCCCGAGGGCGAGCGGCACTTGCCGGCCAAGAAGGTCATAACGCCCAGTCCGCTCGCGGTGGGCGATTTTCTGCTGTACCAGGGCGCGCGCTGGCGCGTGTCCGCCTGTTCTGACTGGTCCGACTATGGGTTCTACAACGCTATCGCAACTCGACATGACGGGCCTGCGGCGCCTGCTGCTTCGGCTTTTGTCGTTACCTGACGGATCGGTACGTGCCGCCGACCAGGCTGCGCCAGCAGACCGGCACGGGCCGTTCGTGACTGTTCGCATCGTGACCACGGTCGAGATCGGCCAGGCCCGGCGGGTGTTCGACGGTGCGCGCGAGACCGAGACGATCATGCAGGCCTGCCTGAGCACGGTCAGCGTCCAGGCATTCGGCACGAACGCCTATGCACTAATGCAGAAGCTGCGCGCGCTGCTGGAGTCGAGTGCTGGCATGGCCGGCCTCCGCTCGCTGCATTGCACGGTGCCGAGCATGACCCCGGTTCGCAACCTGACCGGCGTCATCGGTGCCGGTATCGAGGAACGAGCCAATATCGACCTGACTATCAACCACGATCACATCGTAGAAATCGACCAACGCCATATCGCTGAGGCGGAGGTCATCGTTCATACGGAGCATTGAAATGTCTCTCCCCCTCAGCCAGATCGTGAATGTCCAGCTGAATATCCAGCCGCGCTCATCCGCGCGCAGGGATTTCGGTACGCTGGCGCTGTTCACGCCCGAATCGGGCAATGTGTTCGGCGACGCATCCACGCTGTATATCGACTGCGCAGAACAGAGCGATGTCGAGGCCGCGTTCGGCACCAACTCGGAAACCGCGCGAGCCACCCGGCCGTTCTTCGCCCAGACCCCGCGCCCGAAATCCATGATGGTGGCTCGCTGGGTACGCACTGGTCGCACCATTCCTGCCGTGAAATCTGCTCTGTCCGGCTCGCCGCTGAGCAATACGCTGGCCGAGCTGAAGGCAGTGACGGATGGCCGGTTCTCGCTGGCCATCGGCGGCAGCCAGTACGACGTGACCGGCCTCGACCTGTCCGCCGCGGTGGACCTGCAGGGCGTGGCCGCAGCCATTGATGCCAAGATCACTGCCAAGAAAGTGTCGTGCCGGCATGACGCGGTCGGCAACCGCTTCATCATCGAGGCCGATCAGGCTGGCGCCGATGACGCGACCCGCCTCGGCTACGCGACCGACAGCACCGGCGCCGGCACCTACCTCGGCGGCATGTTGAAGCTGGAGGCTGGACAGGCCGACATCACCTCTGGCGCGAATGCGGTGACGCTCCCGGCCGAGACTCTGCCGGAGGCGTTCGCCCGCCTGCAGGACAAGAATCCCGGTTGGTACGCCGCCGTGCCGGCTGCCCAGCTCGATGACGACGAGATTGCAGCCGCATCCGGCTGGATTCAGGCGGCCGACAAGAAGATCTTCGGCTACACGACCTCGAAGGCGTCCCATATCGAATTCGTCCAGGGCAACGTGTTCAAGGCGCTCTACGACCGGCAGGCGTACCGCACCGTCGCCCTGTACGACCGGGACGACTACTACGCGGCCATGTCCTGGCTGGCCCGCGCACTGTCGGTCAACTTTGCCGCCAACAATTCCACGCTGACGATGAAGTTCAAGGATTTGCCGGGCATCACTGCCGACAGCCTGACGCTGACCGAAGCGAACAAGTGCACCCGGCTGGGGCTGAATTTCTACACCTACTTCGACGACACCGCGATGGTGGCCGAGGGCACAGTCGTCGGTGGCCGGTTCTTCGACGAAATTCATATCCTCGACTGGTTCGTCGACGCTGTGCAGAAGGAAGTGTTTGCGGTACTGAAGCGTAGCCCGACCAAGATCCCGCTGACTGATGCCGGTACCGCCAAGCTGATCGCCGCCGTGAAGAAGGTCGCTCGTGAAGGCGTCAAGAACGGCGCGTTCGCCCCCGGCGTCTGGAACGGCGACCCGTTCGGCACGCTGGAGACCGGCGATCGCCTCGACGATGGCTTCTATGTCTGGGCCGACACCGTCGACAACCTGTCGACCTCCGACCGCGAGAAGCGTAAGGCCCCGCCGCTGCAGGTAGCGCTCAAGCTGGCCGGCGCCATCCACGGTGTCGACATCATCGTCAACTTCGACCGCTAATGAGGCCCACACATGGCAGCAAAATTTGACCCGCGGCAGGTATCCGTCCTGCTCAATGGGCATGAGATCAGCGACTGGGCCGATGGCTCCGACGTGATCGGGTACAAGGCCGTCACGGACGCCGGCGCGTTCACGATGGGCGCCAATGGCACCGGCGTGTTCGTCGTCAATCCTGACAAGTCCCATGTGCTGACTTTGAAGATCAAGCAGCACAGCCCGGACAACAAGCACCTGTCCGATCTGTTGCGCCAGCAGCGGGCGCAGATCAAGGGGTTCACACCGTTCACGCTGGAAATCCGCGACCTGCTGAACGAGGACGTGGCCACCGGCACCGGCGGGTTTTTCACCACGCCGACCGAGTTCACCCGTGGTGCGGGACACAACGCACACACCTGGACCATCGTGTTCGAGGTCGGGGACATCAAACAGGAAAAGGGATGGGGTAACTGATGGACAACGAAAAGCGCATCACCCTGGACGACGTCACCTACGTCATGACGCCGGCCAATGCTGCAACCGCGTGGGCTGCCCTCAAGAAGGCGGGCCGGCTGCTGAACGGGGTCGAGCTGTCGCAGGACCACAAGGCCGGCACCAGTCGCGCAATTGGCGCCATTCTGAGCAACCTCGGCGATCCGGCTGTGACCGACATCGAGAACCTGGTGTTCGGCCACATCAACGTGGCACCGGCCGTGGGCAATCCGTTCCGACTGCAGGACAAGCTGAACGAGCATTTCAACGCCCATCGCGGTCACATGATGCCGCTGCTGATGCAGGGCGCCAGCTACCAGTTCGGCGATTTTTTCGCCGGCGGCATGGCCGCGCTGGGTCAGCTGTTCCCGAACCTGACGCAGCTGGTCACGCCGCCGACGCCGTAGTCGACTGGTTCCTGTACGCCCCCGTGATGCGCCGCCTGTGCACCCTGCACGAGCTGCGCACCGTCTACACCCTGTCCGATCTGCTCGATTTCCACGACGCCATGGCTGAATGGGATGAGGCACAGCGTCGGGCGCAAGAAAGACCCGCACCATGATCCTCGACGAATTCCTGTGGAAACTTGGGTTCCTGGCTGACACGGCCGGGGCTCAGGCGGCGACTGCGGCACTGACCCATGTGACCAGCGCCGCCGATGACGCAGTAAAGGCCATTGCCGATCAGGCCAAGGCTGCCGGTGCTACTGGCGCCAGCACTGCGGGTGCGGTGAATCAGGCTGCATCTGATGTGGGCCGCGGTACCGGATCGATCATGGCGTCGTTTGGCATGTGGATGGCGGCGCTGAGCGGCGTCGGCGCCGGAATCGCTGTTCTGGCCAGCGGCCTGTCGTCGTTCATTGACGATGCCATCAGCAATGTTGAGGATCTGGACGAGGAGGCGGGCAAGTCTGCGCGCAGCGCCGTTGAGGAGGCCAAAACCCGGCTGACCGAGGCCGGCGAGCAGATCACCGGCGTGTTCCATGACATCCGACGGCAGGCGATCCTGACCGTACTGCCGTATCTGGGCGCCATCGTCAGCAAAATCAGCGAGTGGTACGACGCCAATCGGGCGCTGATCGAGGGGACGCTGACGAAACTGAAAGACGTGATTGGTCGGATCGGCGGTGCCATCGGTAACACCGTCAGTTTTATCGCCAAGGTCATCGACCACACCACTGGGTGGAAGGTGGCGCTCGGGCTTCTTGCTGCAGGTTTCATCTTCCTCAAAAGGCAGATGGTCATGGCTGCAGCGGCTCAAGGCCTGGCCTTGCTGATGAACCCGTTGACCTGGATCGCTGCTGCTATTGCAGCCGTAATCCTGTTGGTCGACGACTTCATGGTTTACATGGAGGGCGGCGAGAGTCTGTTGGGTGATTTCTGGAAGCCGTTTGTCGAGGCTATCCCGATGGTGGAGGCCTGGTTCGAACATCTCAAGAAGATTGCACTGGGGATATGGGATCCCATGGTCGACGGCATGGTCGCCATGAAGGACGCCCTCGTTCAGCTCGGCCAGTGGATGGTCGAATGGTGGGCTAAAAATGGGGAGGCCGTCACCACGTTTGTTGTTGGTGCCCTGATCGTGTTTGGCGCGTTCCTGTCCTTCCTGTGGCAAGGAGTTCGCGGGATTTTCGCCCTACTGACGGGCAATTGGGAAATGCTAGGGGATGTTGGCGCCAAAACGGCTGAAGCGCTGGCTGCCATCTTTGATCAGTTATTCGCGCTTGTCTCGGCCGTTGCGAGCGCCGCATGGCAAACCATCGAGTCAGGGGCGGCGGCTGTCATTGCCGCGATCGCAGAGATTTTTGCTCCACTGACGAGCATCCTTTCATCTATTTTCGGGGTCATCGGCGATTTAATTTCCGGCAGCTTCGAAGGTGCATTCAACCGTGTCACGGCCCTATGGGACCAGACGGTCGGCGCCATCGCTGCCGGCGTCCAGAAGGTGATCGGTTTCTTCACGTCGATAGGCCAGTCTCTGGGCCTGCTCAATGGCAAGACCATCGAAGTGGCTCAAAAGGTGGCCGTGACAGCCTCGGCAACACCGGGCGCAGTGGCCGGCGCGCAGAATGCCGCCCGTCCGCAGTCGACAAACCCGGGCGCCTCCCCTCGTGCCGCCCAGTTTGGCGGCGGGCAGGGCGGGAATGTGAACCAGGACGTGAAGATGACCATTGTCACGTCAGACCCGGAGAAGGCCGGCAAGACCGCTGCCAACGAGCTGCGCCGTCAACAGCAGGTGGCAACGCGGAACGCTGGCGGTGCGGTCAAATATTGAGAGGTGGTTATGGCCAGAGTGATCAATCGCAGGATCGGAACGGTGGAGCTGGATGCCGTGGTATCCGAGGGCCACCAGTCCGACCTGCGGGTCACAGAGAATCCGGTCGAGTCCGGCGCACAGATCGCTGACCATGCCGTGCTGGAGCCGAAAACCGTCACCATTACAGGTGTGATGGTGGATTACGAGCGCCAGACGACACGGCCGACGAGCACTGCGACGCCCGGCATCCGTGGAATGAACTTCCTGGACAAAATCCGGCCGCTGATGGCCTTGCCAATGCGGACGCCGCAAACGGTGGTGCGCATGCAGCGTGAGCTGAGCTCGTTCGCGGCTACGGCGCAAACCGCAATATCGACAGCCACCACAACCGCCCGTGCGCTGGCCCCATGGCTGCCCAACTTCGCCGCCCTGGGGGCGGCGGAGAGCCCGTCGAGCGCAGCAGCAGACCGGGTTCAGCAGGTGTACGACGCGCTGACAGCGGCACAGCGATCCGGAGAGACCATTGAGATCGAAACCGGGCTGCGGCTGTACCAGAACATGATGGTCACGTCTGTGTCTGTAAGCCAGACACGGGACGGGTCTGCAGAATTCAACATCGCAGCGCGCGAGGTGATGATCGTCGACACCGAGACCATCGCTGGCGTTCACAACCCTGTCAGCGGGGCGAAGAAGTCGGGGCGGGCGGCGGCACAGTCAGCCACCAAGGCCCAAAAAGGGAAGGTTCAGGCCAAAGATGCCAGCGGAAACCGGTCTGTAATCAAGGTCATTGACGGATGGATTAGGGGGAAGTGAGAAGGCCGTTGATCGTGTAAGATATTATGATCATGTATTTTTACCGATAAGGAACCGTCAATGTCATATATCGACAGCAACCTGATGCCGGGAGAGCAAGTAGTCTACCGCGCCAAGGTGTCGTGGCTCTCTCAGATCGCCCTCATCATCTCGGGGGTGATCCTGCTGTTCGTCTTCTTTATCGGAATCATCCCGTTGGCAATCGCCGTTGTCCGCGTTTTGACGACCGAGCTGGCTATCACGAACAAGCGCGTCATCGCGAAGTTCGGATTCATCAGTCGCCGAACAATCGAACTGAAGCTGGAAAAGGTTGAGAGCGTACAAGTTGATCAAGGAATTTTCGGGCGCATGCTCGGTTTCGGAACCTTGGTGATCGGCGGCGCCGGCAACCCAGCGGCTCCAGTTCCGAGCATTGACAATCCCCTAGCATTCCGCCGAGAACTGCATCAGTTGATGGAAAGCACAAAGTAACAGCTTGGAAACGCAAAAGCCCGCCACATAGGCGGGCTTTTCGTTACAGCTCAATGCACTGGCGTGGCGTGCAGGTTGGCGCCAGGCGTGAGTGCTTTGTACAGGCTTTCTCGGCCCATACCGGCATCCTGCGCGAGCTTTGTCATCCCGCGAGCGCGGGCCGATCACATTTCAACCCGCTACCCAGCGGGTTTTTTCATGGACCCGCCATGCGACAGCTACCCGTAGATTCCAGTCCGTTGCAGGGCATGACCGTCGAGATTGCCGGCCGGTCGCTGCAGCTGACCATCCGCTACAACTCTATTGGCGACCACTGGGCCATCGACGTCTACGACGAGACCGATGCACGGTGGATCGCTCAGGGCCAGGCGCTGATGGTGGGCGTACCCATCCTCTGGCGGGTGCAGGTCGACTATTTCTTCCTGCTGGTCGACGAAAGCGGCGTCGGGCTGGACCCGACCGGCGGCAACGACCTCGGCAGCCGCTGCCTGCTGTACATCGGCGAGAAATCGGAGGTCAACCTATGAGGCAATTCGGGCGCCAGCTGCGGCTGGAGATCGGCAATGCCACGTCAGGGATCGCCATCAGCAATCTGCGGGTGGCGTTCGAGTTTCAGAAATCGATCGATGCCAAGCCGAACCCGGGCCGGATCCGGGTGTGGAACCTGAACCGGGACCATATGCACCAGATCCTGACCGGGCAGTACGACCGAGCTCGGCTGGCAGTCGGATACAGCGAGCTGCGGACGATATTCTCCGGCGACATCATCAAACCGAGGGTGAAACGGGAGGGGCTGGATTTCATCATCGACCTGGAGTGCGGCGACGGCGACATTGACTACCAGACGGCCAGGGTGGCAACCACGCTGAAGGCCGGCGCGACGGATACCCAGATCGTCGGCGAGCTGGCCAAGACCATGACCAGAACCAGCAAGGGTGACATCGACGTGCCGGTCACACGCGCGCTCCCGCGCGGCAAGGTGCTGGTGGGCAACACCCGGGATGTGCTCTCGAAGGTGGCCACCAACAACGGCGCCGACTGGTCGGTGCAGGATGGTGAGCTGATCATGCTGCCAGCTGGCCGGGTATTGCCCGGCGAGTCGGTACTCCTGTCGCAGGAAACCGGCATGATCGGCGCGCCCGAGGCCACCGACAACGGCCTGGAACTGGCGTGCCTTCTGAACCCCGCACTGCGCGTGGGCGGGATGGTGACCGTGCGGTCGATCCTCGACTATTTCGATGGTGACTACAAGATCGTCAACCTGCGTTCGAGTGGCGACATTATGGGGGGCGACTGGACCAGCAAACTGGTCGTGGTCGGCGGCAAGTTCGAGAAGGTCGAGAAGGCGGAGGCAAAAAAATGAGCAGTGGCGCATACAACTGGGACAACCCATCCGCCGAGGGTGCTGCTGATGCGGCCATTGATGCCGCGCTCCTGCGCGTGCACACAGCATTGCCGGGTAGGGTGGTGTCGTTCGACCCCGACGGGCCGACGGCGACCGTGCAGGTCATGGTTGACCAGGTGCTGACCGGCGGCTCGGCTGCCCCGTTGCCGCCACTGGTGGACGTGCCGGTGCAGTTCCCGCGTGCTGGCGGGTTCGTCATCACGTTCCCGGTCAAGCCGGGCGACGAGGGGCAGATCATTTTCAACGAACGGTGCATCGACGGCTGGCACCAGTCCGGCCAGTCAGGGCCGCCGATGGATTACCGGCTGCACGACTACTCCGATGCCTCGTTCATCCCGGGGATCAGCTCCCGGCCGAACGCCATCCCGAATTTCGAGATGGACGGCGTCAGCATCCGCACGCTGGACGGGGCGGCATTTATCAAGATTAACGACGCCGGTCACATCACCATGGACGGTACTGACCTGACAGTGAAATGCCCGGTGTTTTTCGAGAAACTGTTCACCTACATGGCCGGCATGAGCGGCACCGGTGGCGGTGCTGGCACCAAGGTGTCCGGCTCGTTCGAGCAATCCGGTGGGACGTTGTCGTCGAATGGGGTAGTGCTGGACAACCACGTCCACAGCGGCGTGCAGCCCGGCGGCGGGAATACGGGAGGGCCGGCATGAGAGTGCGACGAGTCGATGCCGACAACGACTGGACATTCGGCCAGGGCCGGGCCAGCTATGCCGGCACATCGGAATCGGTAGCGCAGCGGGTCCGGACCCGGCTGCTGTCGTTCATGATGGACTGGTTCCTGGACCTTGATCACGGCCTGCCGTGGCTGGGCGACATGGAACGCCCCGCTGATCTGACTCAGGTCGAGCGCGACATCAAACGGCAGATCCTGAAAACCGAGGGCGTGGCCGAAATCACGTCGTTCGAGATGGAGCAGGACACAGCCACCCGAAAATTGCGGATCGTGACCACGCTGCGCGACGTCTACGGCGGCGAGTCAACCGTGGACGTCGATCGCTAACCGCACAAACGCAACCCGCCCGCCACGGCGGGTTTTTTGTTGGAGCATGACATGGGGCAACTGACGAGCCAGGGCTACGTCGTGGTGAGGCTCAACGAGATCATCGCCGGGCTGGATGCTGGGTTTCGCTCCATCTACGGCAGCGACATCAATACCGACCCGGACAGCCCTGATGGGCAGATGATCGGCCTGCTCTCCCAGGCGCTGGCCGACATGGAGGAACTGGGCGAGACCATCTATCGGGCGCTGGACCCGGATACTGCCTCTGGCGCATGGCTGGAGCAACGAGCGGCCTACGCGGCACTGACGAGACGCGGGGCCCGCTACAGCTACCTGCGCAGCGTGATCCTGACCGGCACCGCGCGTGCCATTCTGCCGGCCGGGGCCATTGTCTCGGACGGGAACCAGGCTCGCTGGCGACTGGTCGCCGATGTGGTGCTGGGCGCCGATGGTTCGGCGCGGGCCGATTTCCGCAGTGAGCTACTGGGTGCATTTGCCGTGCCGGCGGATACGTCCCTGACTGTCGAGACCATCACCCTCGGCTGGTCCGGCGCCACCACCTCGGCCGCGGCCGAGGTCGGCACTGAAGAGGAAACGGATCCGGACCTGCGTGCGCGATTCTTTCGCGCCCGTGCCCGCACGGCGCAGAACAGTGCCGAGGGGATTGAGTCTGCGATAGGAGAACTGGCCGATGTCCGGCAGGTGATCGTTCTCGAAAACACCGGCAACGAGACGGACGCTGATGGCGTGCCCGGCCATTCGTTGAACGTGATCGTGGATGGCGGCATGGACGATGCGATTGCCCGGGTGATCTTCGAACGGAAAACAGGGGCACCGGGCTGATGGGCGACGTCTCTGTGGCCGTTCCGGATGCACGTGGCCGCAACCGGCTGATGCGGTTTGACCGGCCGGACATCATCGAATGCGCGGCATACATTGAGGTGACGCGGAAGGTTGGGTTCACCGCTGTTGATGCCGAGTCCATTAAGGCGGCGATGGCGGATGAGCCGTTCGGGATCGGCGAGGACGTGCTGCTGACGCGCCTGTACAGCCCGATCAATACCGTGCCCGGCTTCTGGGTCTCGGATCTGCGCATCGGCCGCCGCAGCGACTCGCTGACTGGTGACAACATCGTCATTGGCGTGCGCGAGTTGGCCCGGTTTGCCGTGGCCGATATTCAGGTGGTGACCAAATGAGCTACGACAAGCTGTTGATCTGGCAGTACCAAGGCAAGCCGCGTGCGGCGGCTACGGCCAAACTGTTGTCGGATCAGCTCGGCGCGACATGGGATGGGATGGCATCGCTGCCAGATGCGTTGAACATCGACGTGGCCAGGGGCGTGAACTTGGACTTGTGCGGCAAGCACGTTGGGCAATCCCGCGTACTGCAGGGGCTGGCGCCGCGCGGACTATTCGGATTTCGCGGTGCGCACGGTGCCGGCCCGTTTCGCTGGCGCGCAGCATTTGGTGGGATGTGGTACCGGAATGGAGACCCCACGACAGAATCGGTCACGCTGTCAGATGAGGATTATCGGTTTCTGATCAAATGCCGCATTGCCCGAAATTATCAGGTTGGCACCGTAGATGACATTTCCGATGCTCTGGAATTCATTTTCGACGAAAACAGCACCGTATTTGACCAATACGATATGAGCCTGTCGGTCATGATTCGATCCGATAGCGTGAGCGAATTCACGCGGTATGCATTAAAAACACTGGATATTCTGCCCAGGCCTGCCGGCGTCGGTATCTCTTATTACCACTCGGTTCCTACCCAGGCGTTCGGGTTTTACGGTGCGCCTGGTGCAATGGGATTCAACAAAGGAAAGTTTGCGAGGTTGCTATGATTTATCCGCGCCCTGACGAAGTGATTTTTGCAGAACGAGCATTGGCCGGCGAGGTGGTTGAGTTTCCTGACATCCCGCGCGGGTGGGGCATCACGTTCGATCTGAACGGAGGATTTCCGCCGCTGGAGTTTACCAATGGGCTGGTGAAGCGCCAGGATGAGGCGATTCGCTATCTGGTTCAGCGTGGAACGCCGGAGTGGTCTGCTACTGAAGACTATCCGCAATATGCCACCGTTCAGGAGTCTGATCGCACCTGGATGGCGATGGTAGCCAATACCGGGGCACGCCCCTCAACGAGCCCGGCGGCGTGGGTCCAGTGGGGGCTGACGCAATCCGATGTGCAGCGTGCCGCAGCATCGTTTGCCTCTGCCGCGGGCGGCGGCACCGCCTATACCGTGACCTACCTGCCGGCCATCACCACGCTGATCGACGGCATGCCGCTGCGGTGGCGCGCGGCTGCAGGCAATACCGGTGCTGCCACGATCAAAATCGACTCCTTGGTCGAGCGCCCGCTGATTTCCATCCGTCACCAACCGCTGCTTGCGGGCGCTATTGCCGCCGGCTCGATCTGCAGCATGGTCTACTCTGCGTCACTCAATGCGTTCGTGCTGACCAGCGCATCCGGTGATACCACCGGTGGTCAGGATGTGCCGGTCGTTGTCGGCACACCGACCGTCACCGGAGCGTCCACCGGATCGGCAGGCGTTGCCATGACGCTGACCGCCAGTGCGATCAGCCTGCTGGCCGGCGGGTCGATTGCGTCGTTCGAGTGGACCCTGCCTGACGGCAGCAAATCGACGACGCCAGCCACCAGCGGCAGCGCCACGCGGTCAGTCACGCCGACCGGCGCCGTGGGGGCTGTATATGCCGTGACCGTGGTGGCTATCGACAACGCCGGCAACCGTGGCAAGCCGGTGACGAAGTCGATCACTGTCAGCAACAATCAACCGCCGACCACGCCGATCGTCACCGTGGCCGACACGGTCATGCAGGGATCAACCGGCAACGTGCTGGTGGCTTCCGGGTCGACGGACTCTGACGGTGATGCAGTCACCTATTCCATCTCGCAAAGTGGGGCGCTGGCGCTGGTGTTCAGTAAAACATCTGGCATCGCCTCTGGCGAGCAGGTCACGTTCAGTGTGCCTGCAGCCAGTGTCGATACGTCGGCCACGGTCAATGTGGTGGCTGTCGATGCACGAGGCGGGCAGAGCACCCCCACGACGCGGGTGATTGCCGTGTCGGCGGTCCCTAGCGCGCCCGGAACCCCGTTTGGGGGCGGGTATTATTTTGGGCGGATCAAAATTGGGGCGGACACCTATGCGCTGATCGTGGCGCCGAAAATGGCGGAGGTAACGCGGCAATATGCGACCACTGCGACGCAGGGACCGACTGACTGGGTCGATGGGCTTGCCAATACATTGGCGATGGCGACGTCTGCCTGGCCCGCTGCAAAATACTGCCTAGATGCGATCATTAACGGATTTGATGATTGGTATCTGGGGGCCGTGTATGAAATGGAAATCCTGTATAGAAATTTGAAACCATCAACATCCGTCAATTATGTATTGGGTGGCTCGGGATCCAATCCGTACTCTATTCCTGAGGGGGTCGGGTACACTGCGACGTCGCCTGCCCAAACAGCGGCAGCCGCGTTTAAAAATGGGGGATCAGAGGCTCTTTCAACAGCAAATAGTGGATATTTTGAATCGACTTCAATCTCGGGTGCGAACAACGTGCGCTACATTGGTATGGATACGGGCCGTGCGATTGATTTTACATCCACGACAGATTCTAGATTGGTTCGCCCGATTCGTCGCGTAAAGATCGGATAAAATCATGAAATACATCAGGTATACCGCTGTCGATTACATTACTCGCATCCCTGTGACGAAGGCCCCGGCCCGAAACGGCCCGGATCATCCGGCTATTTCTGGCCTGCAATTCCGGTTTGCTCTCGAATCGCAGTACCCCACTAACGTCCCGATGTTCTACGGCACCTGCGATGACGATGCGGATACCGACATCCCGGGCGTACTGGGTGTGCTGACCGCTGAAGAGCATGCCTCGGCCGAGGTGGCAGAGATGGAGGCCCGCGATGCGGCGGCGGCTCGGGTCGTGCGCATGCAGCGCGACGCACTGATCGCCGCTACTGACTATCTGCTGATGCCGGACTACCCGATCGGCGCCGAGGGGCTGGCCGCAGTGCGCGCCTACCGCCAGGCGCTGCGCGACGTGCCATTGCAGGCGGGGTTCCCGCAGGCCATCGACTGGCCGATGTCACCGATCATCACCGAGTAACGGGCCGCTTGTCAGTTCCACTTGAGCCACGCCGGGTTGCTATCTAAATTCACTGTGACCCCACCGCATGGGCCGGAGCGAGGTCAAGTGGCCCCGGTTTGTGATGCAGATCGGGGCCTCTTCATGTGCCCTCAGCGCGGGCTGACCAGCGGCTGTTGTTTCTAGCGCGTAGGGGCCGAAAGGCCTGCCGGCTTATGCCAAGATTAGATCTCCAACCGAGAGGAGGCACGCTATGGGGTTGAAAGAAGGTGATCATGTGTTGCATGCCGAGTCAGGCGCCGAGTTGGTCTTTCTCCGCGAAGTGAAATTTGACGAATTCATCAAGCCTGTGCTCTGCGCCTCTCTGGATGTGCGTGGCGCACGCGTGGTGGTCGAGCAAACTGACCTTGTCGCTCGTCCTCCAAGAGCGTGGGCGAATGTGCCAAGCGTAATACCTATTTCGGAGTAATTATTTCTCAAGCACATAACCCGCCTTGAGCGGATTACTTCTTCAGGCCCGCACAAAGCGGGCCTTTTTGTTTGCCCGCCGCGTGCGGGCTTTTTCACGTCCGAGGGGACTGTATGAGCAAGGAAATCATGGCCGAGGCCATCAAGGCGGCGCCGCCGGTCGCTGTCACTACCGCATCCCTGGCCGGCCTGAGCCTGGCCGAGTGGGTATCGATCGCCACGTTCATCTACATCGGCCTGCAGGTCGGCCTGTTGGTGCCGCGCTACTGGCGCGAGTACCGGGCATGGAGAGACGGCAGCGATGAAACGGACGTTCCGGGGGACGCGACATGATGCCGCCCGCCCTGAAAGCACGTATTGCGGCTGCCGTCGCCGGCGGCGCGCTGGCGATTGCCGTGCCGCTGACCGGCTATTTTGAGGGCCTGCGCCCCACGGCCTATCTCGATCCGGTCGGCATCCCGACGATCTGCTACGGCAGCACGGCCGGTGTGCGAATCGGTCAGCGCAAATCGCAGGTTGAATGCGACCGGCTGCTGGCCGGCGAGCTGGGTCAGGCGCTGGCCGTGGTCGACCGCAGTGCGCGGGTACCGATGCCGGATACCCGCCGGGCGGCGCTGGCGTCGTTCGTCTACAACGTCGGGCCGGGCGCATACCAGCGTTCGACCCTGCTGCGCCGGCTGAACGGCGGTGACACTGTCGGCGGCTGCAACGAGCTGCTGCGCTGGAATCGTGCCGGCGGCCAGGTGCTGCCCGGCCTGACTGCACGCCGTGAGGCGGAGAGGGAACTATGTCTGATGCACTGATCCGATGGATTGCCGGCGCGCTGGCTGTCCTTGCGCTGCTGGCCGGCGTCTGGTGGCACGGCTGGCACACCCGCGACCTGCAGGCCGAGCGCGCCGTTCAGGACAGGGCGCTGGCCGACGCCCGTCAGGCCCTGGCCGACTTCCGCACCGAGTCCAACCGCCTGAACTCCATCGCCGGCGACATCCAGCAACGCGTCGACCAGATCAACACCAACGCCACCCGGCACACCACGGAGTACCGTACCTATGCGATGCAGAATCCCTTGCCTGCCGATTGCCGTTTTGATGCTGAGCGCCTGCGCCGCATCCAGTCCGCCGTCGACGATGCCAATGCGACCATCGCTGCCGGCCAATCTGGTGACGCCGGCGTCACAGATTGAGCGCCCGACCAGCGATAACCCGGATGATCTGGTCGAGCGCTATCTGGTTCTGGTGCGACAGTATGTGGTCTGTGTCGTGGAGCGGGCAGGGCTGCAACAAGCCGTCACACCATAATGCTGATGCCCTCTCTATGCAGACCCGCCGGACCGTTCAGAAGGGGGGGGCAGCACCCAGTTTCTGGCTTTGCGAGTTCACCAGATTGGGCTATCTTCGGGCGGCAGGGAGCGCTGATCCTGCAGCAACTTATTAATGCGATCATGCAAGCCTTGCCGGTACAAGGTTCCACCGATGTGCACCAGAGTAGCAAGGTCATTATCTGACAGGCGCTCCGCTGTTACATCAATCCAACTTGCCAGGACTGCAATGGCGTCCTCAATGGCAGATTCGTCCTCCGCCATATCCAGCAGCTCTGCCTGAGCCTCAAATTGCTCGATGATGGGATGCCGGTCATTCATGTTTGTTTCTCCAAGTCCATCGGGGGAGAAGCTGCGCGGCTCCTTCAGCTCTTACGACCGATAGCGGCCAAGGCCAATCGGATTCCCTCGCTGGCGTTGCCACCACCTAGCGCCACCGCATGCTGATGGCTGGGGACATCCAGATAGACGGATATGCGCTTCCCGCCCTCTAGCACCCTCGGGTGCCCCGTCTTAGGCCACTTGATTTCATCCAGACGGCCGCGCCAGTAGTGCTCTTGCCCCGGTCGATGATGAAAGCGGTGGTGAGCGAGCTGGGTTCGGTTGCAGTTCAAGACAGCAGAGAACGGTTTGCCATCGAAGTCAGTACGCTCTATGAGCGCCGCAAATGCTTGGGCTGCGGCAGATGCATCTTTTGTGATGGTGACTGAGCTCGGGACGACTTGTTGGTCCGGATTACGCAAAAAGACACGGTACATGGTGGCCGCTTCCCCTTTGTTGGCGCCATTGGTCCCGCCGGCCAGTGTTCTTGAGGCGGTGCCGCATAGAGAAAGATTAGCTACTGGGAGACGCTGACGCGAGCGACAAAAGGTGTTGTCTGCTGAGCGGTACGAGATCACGTGAGACGCCGACGTCGGCTTTCGCGATACAGCGTTCCACCGATGCAGATCAGGGCCGCAATGTCGTGCTGCTGCAGACGAGGTTCCGCCATCTCAATCCAGCCTGCGAGCATAGCAATGGCATCTTCGAGGTTGGATGAGTCTTCAGCAAAGTCCAGCATCTTGGCTTGAACTTCGAATTGGGAAAGTACAGGGGGGTAATTTTCCATGGAAACCTCTGATCAGGGCTATCAGAAGCACATTAGCCCGGGCGAGCGCTCATTGCGAGCGATGGGCGTAGAGGGTCGCGGCACACTGTGCCGGATTTGTGCCGCAGCGGGTGCAGGCGTAGTGCAGGTGGTTGCAGTCTCGTGCAGGAATGGCACAATCCGAGCGCGATTTTGCTATTGAAATCAGGCGGCTACGTGCGCCGCTTAGGACTTGTAATCAGTAGGTCACCAGTTCGATTCCGGTAGTCGGCACCAGTAATATCAATGGCTTGCATCACTGCAAGCCATTTTCTTTTGCTTGATTTGGACGTGATAATAGACACTGTTGTCTAATATATGTCACTTCACAGCCGTCCCTCGGCGCGTTCTGCGCCGGTCATAGACCCTCCTCAGGATGCTGTCCGAGGCGTGCCCCGTAGTGTCTATTGCCTGAGCCCCCTGATCGAGTAGGTCGGTTGCGCCCTTGGCGCGCAGATCGTGAACCGTGAACCGCTCATGGCCCAGTAAACCCCAGGTGCGCATGATTCGCTGGAACAGGGAACTGAACCCGTCGTCGGTATAGGGATGCCCGCGGGTCTCGAACAGGAACCCGGCTCGGCGGGGTAGGGTCATGGCGACCCTGACGGCCTCGCGCAAGCCCGGCTTCCAGCTGACCAGGACTTTGACCGGCGCGGTATCCTGCGTTTTCCGCTGCCGGAACAGTATGCCTGCATCAGTGATGTCATCGAGAGTAAGCGCCAGGACATCCTGGCGGCGCTGGGCAGTGTGATAGGCAATGTCCAGCACGCTGGAAACCACCTGCCCACTTGCAAGTGGCCGTGTATAGCGCTTCGCCGTTCGCTGTGGCATCAGTACATTCCCGTCATCATCGACCCGGATTTTCAGCATCCCCACTTTCAGGTCTCTTGCGAACTGTATAAAGTCGCCCAGTTCCTGGTCGGAGACATATCGGGTGCGCGGCACTTCCTTGTTCCGGGTTACGCCTTTGCACGGATTGGTGTCTACGATACCTCAGCGCATTGCCATGGTGAAAACGTGAGACAGTAACTGCTTTTCCCGGTTTCCCGCGACCGGGGCGTCTTTGCTTGCTCTGTAATCGAGATATTGGGCAATGTGTACCGGTCTAACTTCATCCGGTCGCATATCGCCAAACGCAGCTTCAAGTGGCTTCATTTGCGGTTCCTGCAATTGTCTGGTCTTGGGGGATTTATTTGCCAGCACCTCGACAGAATAGCGATTTAATAACGCCAGCATGCCTTGCGACGGCATCATGCATGGCGCTTCCAGTTCGACCCACTTTCTCTTGGCCTCCTCTAGATTGCTGGATAGACGTATCCATTTCTTTGCTGGGGTGACGTAGTAATAGGCGCCATGCTTCAGGTACATGCGCGGTGGGAGATCGCGATTTTTCTTTCTGGGGCGAGTCATTTTCTTTTCTGCGCGTGGAGATGGTCAAGGTTGGCGGTATTGATTCCGCGTAACGGCGTGGGGTCAATGGTGATTGGTTTGACACCCAGTGCTTGCATAAACGTGGACCGGGCAACAATTGGTCTGCCGCTGGCGTTCTGCAGGTAGCGGATTCTGTTGGCGTCCAGCCAGTCTCTTATGCAGCGCGGTCGTTTGTAGCCGGAAACTGTTGCCAGCTCGTCAAATGGCACGATTTCGTCGGTTGTCATGTTGGCCTCTTAATGCAAGTTCTCCGGTGGTAGGCAATCTGCGTATTCTGGTGTTTATTGTTCAACCTTATGGGCCTGATTTAAAAACCCTTCTCCGCGTATCCTCGCTTCGGTGACTCTGTTGAAGATGAGGTCATGCCGAACCCGCCTTGCTGTCGCGCAGCTCGCGGTTGCGAGCGCCCTCAATGGCCAGCGTCGCGAACGTGTAGAACCCCGCGCACCAAAACATGCCGGCCCAGGCCATGCAGCAGATGATGGCGAACTCAGAAACCCAATGGTACGTCCCGAAGCCATTCGGCCGTGGCAGCCTCTCGAAGTGTGTCCGATTGCCAACGAAACTCATAAAGATCCGATGCGCAATAACCGCCCACATGAGAAAGGTGAACACGTTGCTGGCGCCTTTGCTCGACTCGAACTGCCACAGGTAAAACGCGCCGAAGACCGCCGCGTCACTGGCTATGGCTCCAGCCCAATACTTCGCTGCGGCGCTCATGCTGCACCGCCTTCCGCGCTGGCGATGGAAATGTCGATGGCGGTGTCGAATTCAGCCGCAGTCGGCATAGGATCTCCACGCTCCGCATATGCTTTGCGCATGACCTCCTTTATGGCTTTTTCGATTTCTCCACGCTCATCAACGGGTCCAGCGGCACGGATCAGTTCTGCACGAAGCGCGTGGTATCTGGCCGCATCCTGTTTGAGAGCAGCGTTCTGCTCGCGCAGCGTGGTGAGTTCTGCATCCACAACGGGGTGTCGGAGCGCGTCAATCAGCGCCTGACGGTCGGCCAGAGATGCCGGAGTTTGTTCGGCCTCATATCGTCGTTGAGCTGCTGCGACCAGTGTGCGCACGGGAATGCCGACCCCGAATGTGGTTCCGCCGATGGATGCCGGACGGTCCAGAACAGGCTGCGGCTCCTCGGGTGCAGCGGCGAGCATAGCGACAGTTTCCGGGTGTAACGGATCAGCACCGATGTAAACGGATTCAGGCGCCTCGGGCCATTCGTTGCGGATGACATCGAAGTCGCCGTACAGCCAGCACCTTAGGAAAGCCATACCTTCGCCGGTCGCATCTTCTAGTGCGAATTCGATAGCGGCTGTGCCGGCGGCCCAAGCGGCCACCGGCTCCGGCCTCGGCACGCTGGCGATGATCTTCGGCAGTTTGACGGCGCTGCGCAGCGGCCCGTTGTCGCCGATTTGCCATGCGCAGGCCAGCGTTGCATCTCGCACCGCCTCGGCCACGCGGGTCAGATAGTCATCCATTCCTGTCTCCTGAAATGCAGAACCGCCCGGGGTGGGGAGGTTCGTTGAGTGTTCATCGCGGGTCATGGCTATGCCTCGCCCTGATCGCCGGTATCACCACCAGCCGGCGGTGCATCCTCGCCTGCCAGTGCGCCAGCGTGCGGATCAGCCGCCAGAGGCGTGCCGGGGTTGGCCTGTTTCCATTCATCGTGAGCGCTCCTGTCCACTATCTGGTGGTAGTGGCCGTAGTCGTGGCATTGGGTCATGTGGTGCATTTCTCGGTTAGTGGTGAATTCGGCAACAAATTTTTGCCAGGATTTGACGGCCCCCCTTGCCACCTGCCTATGATGGTTTTGTATTGAAAACACAGAAACCAATAGGGGTTTTTATGCCTATTACCCAAGAAGACATTGAAGTATTCGATGGCATCAAAAAAATCAATTCCCGGTATCGCTATGAGGATAAAAATCCAGGCGGCAAGCGGGATCGGCTGCTGGTTTCATGCGGCCAATGTGGCTCATATAATGAACTTGGCTATATCTATGAGCGGAAACTAAGGCGTGAAGTCAATTCTGGTGTTATCACGGCAGCCCAGGCCGTTGATATTTTGAATGCGTGCTGCACGGAGATTAAAAATCCACGCAAGCGCAAGCAGGTTTATGAGCTGATTACAGAGCGGCTGGCGGCAATCACCAATCAATGATCCCGGAATTGGTTGCTGCAGCCATCGCTCGATGGCTCATGCTGCAAGCTCCTCTCGTTGTTTCCGCCCGATCATGGTCAGTTCGGGCAGGTTGGCTCTGACCAGCGCTTTCGGCATGACCGGGCTGACACTGTTACCGCACATGCGGACCTGGGCGTATTTCGGCAGACGTCGTCCGTCGATGGTCAGTGCATGCCGGTACCAGCGCGGAAATCCCTGGGCGGCATACAGCTCGTGCGGTTCCAGCATGCGCATGCCGATGTCGGCGATCGCGTAGGGCTCGCCGTTAATCTGGACGGTGACCAGCCCCATGCGGTCGCGCGTCGGCAGGGTGTGCATCGGCGAGAACAGACTGACGCCGTCACGCTCGTTGCCGTAGTACTTGACCAGGAATGCCCGCACCTCGCCGAAGTGCTGCCCGCCAGCGGCGATAACGTCGATCGGCTCGGTGGCAGGCTGGCCGTCACTGTGGTGTCGCAGCTTGAGCAGATGCGACGTCACCAGCGAGTGGTGATCCGAGGCAGTTATCGTGTGGATCGGTTCTGCCAGATCAGACCCGTGCCCGGTGTAGTTGCCACCGTAGTGCTTGATCAGCATGGCGCAGGCAAGTGCATGCTCGGTCAGGAATGGCTCGACCAGTCCGAACCGTGTCGCCCCGGCCATTGCCGTGTGCAGTGGCTCACCAAGGCCATGCCCGGTGCTGTTCTGCGAGGACTTCACGATGTACGGCTCGCCGGTCTGCAGGACGTAGCGCACGATGCCACGGGCGATCCGGCGCAGCGTGGCATCGGCCAGCGGCCGGTCGCGCTCGAAAATGCTCGGGCAGTGGATCGACCAGTCAATGCACTCGCCAGCAGTGCGCCATGGCTTGAGCTGGCGACGCTTGAATCCGATCGCCTTCGGATCTCCATGTGTCGGCGCAGGCCAGACGATGGGGCGGCTATCGCACCGCGCAATCAGGAACAGGCGTTTGCGTGTGGTCGGGGCGCCGTAGTCACATGCGCGCAATTCACGCCACTCAACCGCGTAGCCAAGCTGGCGCAGGGCGGCAACAAACTGCCGGAAGTGTTGCCCGCGCCGGCGCGGGTCCGGCACCAGGTGCTGTTGCTCGACCGGAATGCGCTCGCCGACGGCGGCCACGCGACCGTCGATGGTCAGCACACGGCCAGTGGCGACATCGCGCTTTGCAACCAGCGGCCCCCAGTCCTGGAATTCCTCGACGTTCTCCAACATCAGTACCCGGGCACGGGTTTGGCCAGCCCATTTCACGCCCACCCAGGCAAGGCCACGAATTTTCTTCTCGCGCGGCTTGCCGCCCTTTGCTTTCGAGTGATGCTTGCAGTCCGGAGACAGCCAGACCAATCCGACCGGGCGCCCCTGCGTCGCTGTACGCGGGTCGACGTGATACACGTCCTCGCAATAATGGTGCGTCTGCGGGTGATTGGCGGCGTGCATCGCCACCGTCTCGGGATCGTGGTTAATGGCAATGTCGACGGACCTGCCTGTTGCCTGCTCGATGCCGGTGCTGGCCCCGCCACCGCCGGCGAAATTGTCGATTAACAGCTCATGGCTGATGTCGAGCAGGAATTGATCGCGGTCCATGCAATGACCTCCATATGTTCAGCCGGTACCCAACCTCACGCCGGGAGCGTGCCGGGTGTCAGCGGGGTGTCGAAAACGACGAACCCGCCATCGGGGGCGGGTTCGGGGTGGAAAGCTGGGAATTTGTTGTGGTAGAGTGGTTATGCTAATGTCAACTGTGGGTATTTGATGGTTGCTGTTGAGTACATGCTCGAACACCCACCAAAAAAACGACAGGTTTGGATCAACGGTACCGTCGAATAGGCGGAGGTCGGAAACGCTGAACGTTCGCCGCAAATACTCTTTGCACACATAACCACGAGGTGATGTAAGGGGATATGGCCTAACTGGTCGATAGCCGTTAGCATGAAGCAAATTCACTTTATCCGTGACTGAGGAGGCCACGATTGCGCGATTTCAACAATGATGGACAAATAAATATCCAGGGCGATTTTAATGTCAACGATAATTCGCAAAACCAGCACAGGCTGTTAGTTCACTGTTCAAGTGAAGAATTATTGCAAGAACGGCCTTTCAGGCAAGAAAACATTCGCCTCGAGCAGTCTCGGAAAGTTAAACAGTTAAAACCAATTTACGGTCTCAGCCTGGTCTTGTTTTGCGCTGCAGCAGGTTGGGCGGCCTTCAATGGCCAAGCCGACCTTACATCTTTTATCTTGGGTGTCGCCTCTATTTTTCTCGGATTTCAATCATTGAAGGCGACTATTGAGCCCAACTCCTTTCAGATAGAAGAAAAAAACGCCATCAATGAAATTGACAAGCTGCTGAAGCAGCGGAGAATCAAATGAAAGTGGCTAAAAATCCGTCAAACAGACGCTCCAAAGCTATATTTTTTGGTTCCATTCGGCGCTTTTCCGTCTAAATGGCAGGCAATTTTTTATATTCTATTGAACAGCCATTCGGAGCGAGAGACCGAACCTTTTAGTCAAGCGAATCTGCAGCAAGCGGCAGTCCGCTTACCTTCTATGTTAATGTCCGAAATTGGTCGATAACAGTCACCAGCGTGGCTCAGTCGATCGGTTCCTGAGCGACGTCGAACGTGCCGTCATGCTGGCTGCTTTTGTCCGCATCGTGTGGAAATGAATCGCCCCGCTCATAGCGGGGCAGGTTGACCGTCGATGTATTGGCGGGTGGTGGTAACGGACCCCAGCGCCAAAATCTGTTTTCGATGCCGCGTCCTGTTGGCCGAGACCAGTTGCCTTGACCTGGCCTCGGGCTGGTTCGCCCGCTGAAGCGCTGCAAGCGCCAGCTCGCGCCGGTAGCAGCCGCAGGACTTCACCTTTCCTTTGCGCAGGTCACCGGGACGGACGCAGATAGAACCGCCGCAGCGACACCGGCAGAGAACGGTGCGCCCGCGGAATATCCTGACATCTGACGGACCGGATACAGTCAGCCGGCCGAACTGGCAGCCGGCAAGGTCTGCAGGATCAGTCATTGCAAATCTCCATTGGCGTCAGTAGGCATCGCGATTGGGCAGAAATCGGCGCCAGCCAGCCCGTACAGCAATGCTGATGGGTTTTCTATGACCATCAGCACCCACCCTGACGCAGGGCTCAACCGCACCCAGTGCGGTCCGGGGCGGACCTGGTCAGCGGTCAGGATCATGCAGCAGCTCGCTGCATGGCCGTGGTCGGCGTGGCGCGGTAGATCGGCGGTTGCTCGACGGCGACGCTGAATGTGCCGTAGAGCTGACCGCGCTCGTCGAACAGGGAAATGTGCAGTGGCCTGCGGCTGTTGGCGATGCTGGTACGCTGCCAGTAGTCGGCGGCAGCTTGCTCGGCCAGGTCGGTGGCGGCATCGTCGACCAGCGGGGTGAATGAATGGCACTCGGCGCGCTGGCCGACGCGATAGAACATGGTGGGCATGGTGACTCCAGAAAGGCGAAACCGCCCAGCCGGGCGGTTTGTCATGTCAATGGTTTGCGGCCTACAGCGCTTCCAGCGCCCGGCGCAGATACGGGTCCAGATCGGGCTGACCCAGCAGCCAGCGCCGGTAGTCGACCGGCACATCGCCGAGCAGCTCGCCCTTGTGCTTGCCGAAGGTCATGGTGCGCGGCAGGCGGGCGGCTTCGGAGTGGCGCCACAGCTCGTCGAGCGTCGTCGGATTGCCGAGGCGGTCCAGGATGTGGGTTAGCAGATGCGCCAGCATGAACACGTCAGCGGCGGCGCTGTGCGCTGCAGGGGCGTGCTGTCGGGCGAACGGCCGGTCGAGCATGTACAGCAGCGCGGTCTGTTTGTGCGAGTCGGCCTCGGGCCACAGCAGACGGCTCAGTACCAGGGTGTCGATGCGGCGTACGTCCGGCTGGCCGATAACGCCCCAGTCGTAGTCGATGTTGTGGCCGATCAGGTACTGCACGCCGTCCGGCAGGCGGAAGCTGTTCGACGGCTGGCAGTTGGCCAGATCCTCGTCGGTGATGTGGTGGGTGGCCATGGCACCGAAGTCGATCGGTTTGTTCGGGCGGAAGCGCTGCTCGTAGGCGTCGCCAGTGGCCAGCGGTGTCAGGCTGGTGATGCGCAGCCAGGCGGCCTCGATGACCTGCGGTTCGCGCAGGCCGGTGGTTTCGGTGTCAAAAATCAGGGCACTCATGGTCAATGTCCAATAAGGGAATAGAGGAAGTCGAGCAGGAACAGGAAGGTGAACACGCCGCTGGCGCCGGCGAAGCCGCGCAGCGCCCAGGTGGTCATGTCCTTTGCCAGTTCTGCCGCTGGCGACGGGCTGTGGGGCATAAGCCGGCGGCAGGCTGGGCGACGTGGCACGCTCAGTCGCGGGGTAATCGGTGGAATGTGCATTATGCATCCGCGTAAAAAAAAGCCGCTGTCGGCGGCGTCAGTGCATGGACTGCGTGGGCGGGGCCGGCGTCTGGATGATGCCGCCATCCCCCAGCATCAACGCCGTGATGGCGATGATCAGGTCCTTGTAGATGTCGTCGATCTTGCTGTCAGGCTTGCAGGCGGCCAGCGCGCCGATCAATTGCCGGGCGACGTCGGCAGGCCGTGGCAGCTCGCCCGGTTTGTCCACGCCGGCTTCATGCATCGCAATCAGCGCCAGGCCGATGTCGGCGACGATCTTGCATTCGGCTGCGGGCAGTTCGTGGCTGCTGTGGATTTCGAGATGGCTCATGCTGCTGCTCCCTGATGATTCAGCCGGATGCCGGCCAACTGGCCGGCGATGTCGTTCCATACCTTGTGCAGGCGATGGCGGGGCATAGCGCCCAGCGTGCTGTTCGGCGCCAGCGCCTCGGCAAAGGTCAGCCCGGCGGCACGCATGTCGGCCAGGTCCTGGCCGTAGGTGGCCCGGTCCCAGTCCTGCAGGTTGACCACACAGCGCACTCGGTGGGCGACGTCGGTATAGATCGGGCTGTCGACGAAGCGCTTGCCGGCGCGCTCGACCGGGCCAAAGAACGGGTTCAGCCACACCACGGCATCGGCGTCGGTCTCTTCCATCAGGGCGGTAAAGCCGTTGGCGGTGTCGTCCAGCGACTCGCCACCGATGATCGGCACATGCAGCAGCACGTCGACGCCATGTTCGCGCAGCAGCTCAAGCACACCGGAGCGGGACAGATAGGCCAGCAGAGGCACGAAGCCGCTGGCGCCGTTGTCGATGACGGCATCGCCGGAGTGGTCGAGCAGCCATTCGACCAGGGTGTCGAACTGGCGCGGGTTGATCTGGCGGGTGGCATCCAGCAGTTCGAGCCCGTGCACGTTCAGCGCGGCAAAGCGGCTCAGGGTGCGGTTGGTCGGGTCGACGTCGACGCACAGCAGGTCCGGCGTTTGTGCGGCCAGGATCTGCGCCAGCAGGCTGGCGATCAGGCTCTTGCCGCAGCCGCCTTTGCCGTTCATGACCATGTGGACGGTTTTGTTCATGGTGGGGTGGTCCTCGGGGTTACCAGTTGGGTTTCTTGTCGCGGTGGCGTTGCCAGTCAAAGCTGCCGGGTGGTGCACCCGGTGCAGCCGGGGTGGCCGGCGGTGGCGCCAGTCGCGGCGGGGGATGTGTTGCCGCATCGGGCGGCCTCGCTTTCCGTCGTTTGCGTTCGCGGTACAGGGCGTTGCGCAGCTCGTCCAGGGTCATCGTCAGTCCGCTGCCGGCCAGGGTGGCGATCAGCTCGCGCTGGCTACAGCCACGGCGCATGGCGTCCTCGATGTCAGGGAACAGCGCCCGGAACCGGGCAGCCTTGCTCGGGCCAGCCTGTTCCGCCGCGAGCTGGCGCAACTGCCCGGCGACCTGCTGTTGCCAGGTGTCAGGGTTGCTCATGGGGTGCTCATTTCATGCTCATGTGCCGCTCATGTGCCGCTCATGACCTGCTCATGTCGTGCTTTGGTGCTGCTCATGAGCATGGGAGACGCGGCTAAGCCGGCAGTTTGATAACCAGAAATACGGCCTGCCCGTCGCGGAAGAACGGGGCCTTGATGATCCAGCCGCTGGCGCGCAGCTCGTTGATGGCGTCGTCGGTCATGTCGACCACTTCCATGGTCATGATGGGTCTCCTGGTGGTTGGGGCATGGCCCACGGGGTAGCAGCTGTGGGGCGGCTATCCGGTAGGCCCGGCCGGGGCCGGGCTGGGGTTATGAGAAAAGATCGGCTGCAACCTTGACCCAGCCCACCGCCGCGATTGCGCCAGTGGCGAAGCCGAATCCGGCGCAGGTGGACAGGAAGGTGAGTTTCAGCGGGGACACTGTCACGCCTTGCCGAAATAGACCGGCACGCCCGATTCGACCTTGATGCGCTCGATCATCTTTTCTGTGGCGTTTTCCAGGGCCTTGTCCGGGCGGTTCAGGTCGTACCACAGCTTGAGTTCACCGCTGTTGCGGTCGATGCGGAAGCGCAGGAACGCCTCGATGAAGTAGGCGTCACCGCCTGCGAACGGCTGCAGACCGAGGCCGAAGCGCTCAAACATCTGCAGACGGCCTTTGGTGTTGTTGTCGCCCTCTTCGACGTACTCAAACTGCACCTGGCCGTTCTGCACCTTGGTGCTGCTGCGGAAGCGCACGGTGCTGGTCATTTCCAGATTGCTGGCGAATTCCAGCAGGTCGGCTGCGGCCGGGTACTGGCGGCTGCTATTGGCCGGATCCTGACTGACGATGTTGGCAATGTTGTCCTGCAGGAAGCGGGCGAATTCTTCCTGGTCCATCTTCTTGCCGTTGCTTTCCAGCCAGTTCGACCAGTCGACCGTCTTCATCGGGGTGTACAGCGCCGTGAAGTCGCCGAAGTCAGGCTGGGGGCCGGTATGGCCGTTGAGCACGGCCTTGAACGACGCACGGCCCTGCGCATAGTCGGCATCGACGAACAGTTGGGTACCGGATTCCTTGTGCTCCTTGATGAAGGCCAGCAGGCTGTCGAGCTGATGCAGGACCACTGCGCCAGTCTTGCGCAGCGGCTCGGTACGGTATTTGTCCAGTTCCTGGCGCGACCAGCCACCATTGCAATCGGGCATCAGCAGAACCGGGGTGCCGCTGATGTCCATCAGAAACGGCTTGCTTGCGGCCTGAATGGCCGATTCGACAATGTTCTTTTCGGTGTTCATGGGGGGGCTTTCGGTTGGGTGGGGAAATCAGTTGCCGCCGACGACGCGCAGCGACGGGGATTCGGTGGGAGTGGACTGCAGCGTCGGCATCGTGGCCGATGTCGAGACCAGGGGCAGATCGGTCTGACGCGGGTCCTGCCGCTGGAGCGAGCCGGACGGCGTGGCGAACATCAGCGTGCCGGTGCGCTTCTCCTGCGGTACGGTCTTCTTGATCTCGTCAGTCACCGTCACCACGGCGTCGCCCTTGCTGGCGGGGTTGATGTCCAGCTTCAGTTGCACGGCGCCCTTCTTGCCGGTGGTGATGACGGCGTTGACGACTTCAGCCAGGGACTCGGTCAGTTCCTCGACCATCAGGCCGCCACGGATGTCGGCCAGTTGTTCAGTTGCGATGCGCATGTTCAGTGCTCCTTGGAGGCGAAAAAAGCCCAGCACAGGGCTGGGCGGGGGGTAGTCGATTGGTGTTTGTCGTGATAAATTGGCTATGCCTATGTCAATAAAACGCAAGTGTGATGAGGCTTTGGCTGTTTTGGTAGCGGGGGCGGCTATCGGCCAATGGTGGCCATTCAGACATTGATCTAAATTCGTCATCAAAAGCTGGGGTCATAATTTTTAGGTTTGCCTAAACACCGAAACGCCGAAACAGCTAATTTGCCTACTGACCCAAAATTCATACAGTCTTAGGCGAACTGAACATGCTGGTTGCGTGCCTTCTAAAGCTAGTTAGAGACTTTGAGCATGAGCAACATTAAGAAATACATACCCGAAGGCACATCGTGGCTGAGAGCTGCCGTCGCATCTTATGATGTCTAACCCGGCGCTCAAGCCGACCCGGCTTCGGCGGTCGGCTTATCTTGTTTGTTAGGTATAAATCAATTCAATGAATCGGAACGACCTGTCATGAATGAATTGAATGTTTTTGTTAGCGTGGGTGGCACAGCTACAGACTCGCAGGAAGCCTTCGTCCGCGCAGTTGAAGACAGACTTCGAAGCGAGGGGTTGATTCCTTATACTGTTGGAAGAAACACGTTTGGTTCTGGTGCACCGCTTAAAACCGTGTCCGACCTTCTAGATGAGTGCTCAGGCACAGTTGTGATTGCCCTTGAACGTATGTATTTTTCTTCCGGCATCGAGAAACGCGGTGGCTCGAAAGAGGTGTCACTTTCTAATATAAAACTACCAACGCCATGGAACCAAATTGAGGCAGCCATGGCCTATAGCCGAAACCACCCGTTAATGGTCATCGTAGAGAGTGGTCTAAAGAGCGAAGGATTGCTTGAACCCGGCAATGATTGGTATGTACAGTGGGTTAAACCAGAAGCTGCTGCGCTCAGCACGACTGAGTTCAACGGTGTGCTTGCGAGTTGGAAGCAAAAAATGCTTGCGGATAAGAAGACATCAACTCTGCCCAAGGGGCCTGCAGAGCTTACGTTGGCGGAGCTAGTCGGTGGTTTGAGACTCACTCAGCTATGGAGCGTTCTGGCTGCCGTCGCAGTGCTCATGGCCGGCGCTTTTGCGTTGGGTGGAAAGTTTTTTGGTACATAACCATTCGTTCCAGCGGGCCACCTTTGCGTCCGTTGAACTCAAACGTTAGATCACACATGGGAAAATACCTCGATCTCTACAAGCAGAGAAAGAAGGCGTCAGAAGCCCTCGACGTTCTCTTCAAGAACGCCCATTACTGCTTGGTGATTCACTACTCATGCGAGAGCTTCTACGATCGCGTCGATGGCCGAACCCCTCGCATCACGAGCATCGCCGCCCGGCAGCTGGATTCTGGTCAGACTAGGTCTTTCTCGATTCACAAGATTGCGGAGATTCAGAAGGTCGATCTCGCGGACATTGAAAGCCACTATGATCGCCTTGAGCGCGAGATGCTTGACGAGTTTTTTGCCTTCGCAGCCACCCACACGCATTGTACGTGGCTGCACTGGAGCATGAGAGACATTAATTATGGGTTCCAAGCGCTGGAGCATAGGCATCGTGTACTAGGTGGAGCTCCGTATGAAACCAAGGACGAGAAGAAACTGGATCTATCTAGGGTTTTGATCTCAATTTACGGTGTTCGCTACGCTGGCCATCCGCGGCTTGAGTCGATCATGAAGTTCAACCAAATTACCCACCAAGATTTCCTCTCAGGTAAAGCGGAAGCTGCGGCGTGGGATAGCCGGGAGTTTGTAAAGCTGCATCAATCAACTCTGCGAAAGGTTGATGTCATGGCCAACCTCGCGGGCCGTGCTCATAGCCGTACGCTCGCAATTCAGGCGCCTTGGCAAGATCGAATTCATTTTCATCCTTCTGTCATCGTGGAGCTTGTGAAGGAGCATTGGTTATATGGGCTTCTCGGCTTTGTGCTGGCAGGGGCAGGCGTGCTACGGCTGCTCGGTGTGATCTAACAATTCATTCAAAACCGATGCCACTTTTTGGTGCGGCGTAACTCAGGTGTTAACAATTTGACTGTCTGCTTTCGGGTCGGTAGCAGCCGGTCACAACGGGCTGTTGCTGACCCAAACCTGCCTGATTTTTTTGTACAAGCTGCCATTTAGCAAACTGTTGGGTGCGAGCAAGTCTACCAATAAAATGCTAAGTGTATCACCAAAGCCACCTGGTTCAGCTTTGGTGACCGGCCTCTTGCGAGGCCGTTCCTTTGCCCGTTACTCGCCAGGGGCCGACGATTGTCGGGCTCTTCCTCGGCGCCTTCTGTGCGCTTCGTCCCCCGACTGCCTGCAGCGGGGCTTGTTCTGTTCCTCGGGCGATTTATGGCTGCTCAGCATGATCCAGCAATTTTTCATGCAGATAATCCAGTGCCACATCCTCTGCCTCGGCAACACTGCTTTGTGTCGCAACAACTGCTACCGCCGTGCTGACCAGGTCTGACCGGACTTCTTCATCCAGTTGCCGGCACTGGGCGACACAGTGCTTGAATTGCGCGGGGCTCAGGTTTGCTACGTCGTCCTTCAGTACCTTTTCCAGTTTTGCCACGGAGACGGTTGATAGCTCAGGTTTCCGCTTTTGCATATAGCTGACAACCAGCGCCCGTTCAGGCGCCATCATGCGGCCGTCTGCCCGGCAGACATAGACCAGCACTTCCAGTTCCGGCCAGATGGCGGACAAGTTTTCCGACAGGGCGAAATCGGGTGATGCCCTGCGGCGAGCATCCAGCCAGGCCCACGGCTCGTGGATGACCTCGCCGCTGTCCAGGTCTACGACCTTCTGCATGCGGTGGTAGTAGAACGAGCGGCGGCTTTGGCGCAGGTGGCAGAATGCTTCTATGCCGCCGGCCGGGTGTTCGGTGAAGGCTTTGACCTCAACTGTGCGCTCAGTGACGTTGCCGGCCGCATCCTTATACTGGAGCCGCAGGTTGGCTGAGACCGCTTCTCCGCCCCCGACCCACTCGAAGTCGCTGAGCGTGGGCTGTTCAGGGATGGCACGCGGAGATGGTGCTGTGCCCAGTCGGCGGGCCTCGATCAGCTTCTGTTCAATCTCGGCTAGGTCACGCTGGATGCGCTGCGTCCGCGCTTCCGCTTCGGTTTTCTCCTTGTAGAAGTGAGCGGCGAATCCGGTCGCAATGAGGGCCGCCAGTATGCCTACGACGCCAATGATGCCCCATGCACCGATCTGCTGATAAAGCCAGATGAAAAAGGCGATGGGGGCCACGACCAGGATAAATACGCCGATCCAGATTGCACTGTCGCTGTTCTTGCTGTGCCGGGCCATGCCGCGTCTCCTAAGAATGATGACGGCATTTTGGCCTGATTTGACTGTCCTGCCAAACCGGGCAGGGGCAGGTGTTTCATTGTGTATCACCAAAGCCACCTGATTCAGCTTTGGTGACCGGCCTCTTGCGAGGCCGTTCCTCTTCCCGTTACTCGCCACGGGGCGGCGATTGTCGGGCTCGTCCTTGGCGCCTTCGGTGCGCTTCGTCCCCGACTGCCCGCCTTGTTGCTCTCGGCGGGAATTCGCTCAGTTTTTACATGATATGCCGATGTGATAAAATGATGGCCTGAAGGCTATCTCATCCTGGGGAAATCATGGCTAAAGAAATATCTCTGAAGACACGTGTGCAATGGTTGCTTCCTGTTTCTCTTGTTGCGGCATCGTTACTTGGATGCAGTAAATCCGCCGATTTGCCATATCAAAAAAGTGAATCATTTTCTGCCATGGGCGATCCGGCGGAAAAAGCGTTGCAGATATTTGCCAAAGAATGCCGCCATATTGCGAGCGGTGCCAATGATCTGGAATACATCAAAGCTGAATCCGGCCCGGCTTTACCAAAAACGCCGGACTATGGCTGGAATAAGGGGGTCGCTGTCGAGTTGAAAGTCAAAGGAGACCCGACAACCGGCGACGCCATGAGAACGGCCAGCGGCCATGTCTGCACTTTTGATATGGGGGGCGGATTCAAGCCCGGTATTTATACATCAAAATCTTCTTGCGCTGTTTTGTGCTCTTCGCCTGAGGGTGAGAAATTCATTCCGGTTTCGGATATGTCCGTACTTGAATCAGAGCAAGAAGCGGACGAGGCAGAAAAGAAGCGACTGGCCGATGGTGCCGAAGCATTCGCGGCACTGGAGAAAAAAGCCAAGGGCGGTGACTACCAGGCGCAGCGAAATACGGCTTACAGTCTTGCAACTGGTGCCCAGGGCGCTCCGTACAACCCTGTCAGAGCTTGCGCTTGGTATGCGCTTATTCTGTTCTCCGGCAATCCGAAGGTGAACGACAGCGACAAGGGCAATGTCGATCTGTACTGCGGGCGCCTGACCACAGAACAAAGGCGCGCAGCTCAAGAAGTCGTTGCCGTACTGGCGACGCAAGTCAAATAGGAAAATGTCGCCAAAGCGGGCATGGCATGCAGCGTGTGCCTGCTTTGGTGACCGGCCTCTTGCGAGGCCGTTCCTTTTCCCGTTACTCGCCACGGGGCGGCGATTGTCGGGCTCGTCCTCGGCGCCATCTGTGCGCTTCGTCCCCCGACTGCCCGCCTTGTTGCTCTCGGCGGGTTTTGCTCGGCTTCTCGGGCGCCGGCGGGACCCCGTCTACGACAGGCGCTCTCCGCCTGCTATCGATCCGTATCCTGCTCAATTGTCTGGTCCCACGTGGGGGCTCCTGAGATCGGTCGGCGGTGTGTTGCCGTGGCGTTAGGTGAAATATAGGCACGCCTACTGTTCCGGTCAAGCGAAACTTGAAGGTGAACCTAATTTGCCTTTGGGGAGAATTGCTGGAATCTGGTATGAGAAAAGCCCTGTGTGAACAGGGCTCTTGTGGGGAGGGCGTTGGCTACAGGTTGAAGCTGACGGACACCACGTGACCGACAACGTATAGGGGGTCAGCGTCGTCAGGTCTGGCAACAGAGTCTTTGTAGTTGGCCTGGTTGTCAGACTTGATCAGTACCGAGCCATCCATCTGCTTGAACAAGCGCTTCACGAAACACTCGTCACCGCGACAAATGACGTGGACCTTCCCATTCACGATGTCCTGACTCTTATGCACGATGAGGCTGGCGCCATCTGGGATGGTCGGCTCCATGCTGTCGCCAATTGTGACGATGCTGAACAGGTCTTCTCTACGAAAGCCGTTTCGGTTTGCCCAGTTGTACCGGCAGTAGTTGGATTGGCCTTTCTGGTCGATTTCCAATACTGGTGCGCCGTTTCCTGCGCTGGCCTTCAATGTGTACCTGGGCACGGCAAATGCACCGTCATCCAGTTCGTCGTCAGAGTCGATCAACTTTACTGGGCGAAGTGGGGTTGTGATGGGGGTGCCCAGGTCTTCCTGGCGCATTGGCCCCCGGCCCATGGATAACCACTCTGGCCGCACGCGCAGGTAGCTGGCGGCACGCAGCAGATTCTCGCCCTTGATGGTCTTGGTCTTTCCGGAAACCCAGTCGTTTACTGATGGCGGCCGTACTCCGATGGCCTTCGCCAACTCGGTCTGTGATTTTCCTTCCTCGTGCAGTGCGAGGGTAACCCGTTCAGCCAATGTCATGTAGGTGAGCCTAACAGGCTGTTCGATAGGTATACCTTGTGCGTGGCTAGTAGGTGTGCCTATAATTGCCTCATGAAAAAGCAATTTGTCCTCTCTTATTTTGGAGGGCCATCTAGAACAGCCAGGGCCATTGGTATCAAGCCGCCCAGCGTTCACGGATGGCCTGACGACATACCGGACTCGGCCGTCGGGCGGATTGTCCGCTTGCGTCCAGATGCTTGGGCCGCATGGGTAGGTCTTCAGTGCCAAGCCGATGAAGGCAACCCATCGTTGCAACCCGGAAACCCTGCTGGTCGCTGACCTCCCCCTCTCCACGATCGTTTTGCCCCCGTGGAGTTTTTGCCGGACGTGTTCCGTTCGGTCTTTTTACAACTATGTCATCACCGCTGGCGTGATGACACGTCTATGAGGCCCCGTGATGAGCGTAATCGGCAGGAACACGAAAGAGGGTGCCCGCCCGGACTCGACCTGGCTGGTCGAGTTCAAGGACGGGGCTGTCTGGATCAAGCGGTTGTCATCGGCAGCAGGGCACTCGGCTATTCCGCCGCTTGAGGTGTATCGACCGCTGCCTTCTTCGGTTGCGGCTGTGGCACTGGTGGCGATCAGCCAAGGTTATCAACCACCCCGCGGCCTTCAGGCAATCGATACGTTGCTTGAACCGGTGTCGCCTGAATGCGGTGGTGACCCTGTGACTTCAGGGGGCCGTGATGAGCGTAATTGATGCCGCTTATGCCACCGTCCATGACCACCCTGGGGGCGCAAATGCGCTGGCGCCGCGCTTCGTCACCCGGGCGGGCGGGTCCATGTCGCCGGCTGTGCTGTGCAGCAAGGTCGACCAGAAAAAAGACAGCCACCACCTGACGCTGGTCGAGGCCGACAAGCTGATGTCGTTCACCGGAGACCTGCGCATCCTGCATGCACTGGCGCGCAGTCAGGGGCACGTCTGCGTGCGCTTGGAACGTGATGTCGAGGTCTCGGACATGGCGGTGCTGGAGCTGGTTGCGCTGGTCTGGCAGGGGCAGGGCGATGTTGGCGAGGCGCTGCACGAAATGCTGGCCGATGGGCGGATTACCAGTTCGGAAATGGATCATTTCCGTGTGGTGGTCCATCAGGCGGAAACCCGGTTGCATCAGCTGGTGCAGCGGGTCGATGCGATGCGCGAGCCGGACTGACGGCCATGCCGCCGGTCATCGATCGATACGACTGGCGAGCGCTGCAGTGGCGTATCCGGCATTTGCCGATCGCGCCGGACAAGCGCAGCGAGGGCAGGGCGATCCTGGCCGAGATGCGGCGAATTTTGAAAGAAGTCAGCAAACCCCAGAAAGGGACGTGAAATGGAACTCTTCAATGCCATTCAGCGCTGGGCATCCCGGCGATTGTTTACGACGGCTGATCGGCCGTTTGCCTCTCGCCAGGTATTGCAGCCCCTTCTGCAAGCTCATGCCGGCTTAGCGTCGGCCCAGATAGGGGCTGCGAGCGACTGCTCGCGTCAGGGTCAGTCGTTTGCCGGTCAGGTAGTGATTGTGACATTCCGGGCAACGCAGGTGCGTGCCGTCTGGCACGCGCTGGAGTATCGCTTTCTGACCTCTGTTGTCCATGCAGGGCTGGCAAAGGTAGTGCATGGGTGTTCCGTTATCTGCAGCGTGCTGGAATGCATAAACGAATGCACCGTCGGAAAGCTGATGAATCTGGTAATGCGCACGGTCATCCGCCTGCTGGGAAAGCTCAGCGATTTTAGCCTGCAGCTCGCGACGCTCGTCTTTGAGCGCAGTCACTTGCTCTTTTGCCGCCGAGTATTCCTCTTGAGCCTGAATGCAGACGTTCTGGAGCTCGATGATCCGGTCATTCAGACCCTTGAGCGCGTCGGCGATCTTCGCATTGTCGCGTACCGCGATAGCGGCCGAGGTGAGTTCAACAGTTCCTTTGATGCCAGCAAGGGCTGCACTGATTGATCCGATGTCCATGGGGCCTCCTTCGGGGTTCTGGCAGGTCGAGCTGCAAATATTGAGGGCTGACGGTGATGAATGAAAGCTACAGAGATCCGACATTTGACCGGGTCGCATGCCGGGAAGCAGCGCAGCAGCGACATGCTGCCGCCGTGCTGTGCCGGCGGGCCCGCGAAGCGGAGCTGCAGCGTGAGCGGGACAAGATGCCGAACACGCTGCTGTGGATCAAGCGGTTGCGGATTCGGGCTCTGGTGCGGAATGCAATGAACAGGAAACGGACATGAAGCGTCCCGCCTATGGAAATGCTGTATTCGCCCGCCGGCGAGCCCGCGAAGTCTTGTGGTTGCTGGTGGTCGGTGTCGGGCGCTGGAAGGCCGGTGACGGGCTGTTCGCCCGGCCGGATCTGGCCCGGATTGTGGTGCTGGATGATCTTGATCTGACCCTGACTAATCTCGACTTCGTGGCTGGGCTCGATGTGCTGGTTGTCGATGAATCGGAACTCGTGGGCCGGGGCGCTGCTGTCTCGGCAGCGCTGCTGACGGCCGGGCGGGCCAATACCGTCTGGCGGCTGTCCGGGGTGCAGGTGGACGAAATGACCCTGCTGGGCGGCGAGGCGGTACCGCTCGGGCTGTCGCCGGTTCGTGTCGGGGATTTTCCTGCGGCATTGGCGCGTCAGCGCGAGCGGATGGCGCTGTTCGGCCAGGGCATCTGGCAGGGCAGGGAGTCGCCGCAGCTGGCGGCGATGATGGAGCAACTGCGAGGGGGTAATGATGAGTGAGCAAAACGCCCTGGACCCGCAACTGGCCGCATTCGAGGCGGCGACCGGGATTGCCAGCGACGGCAAGATCATGGGGCTGCTGACCAGCGAACCCATCGACGTCAAGCAGGCGGTCGGTCGCTATGTGCAGATCCACGGCAAGACGCGGGTGTTCGATACCCAGCAGCAACAGGACATGTCGTGGCCGGCGTTTGTGGCGCTGGTGGGCAAGCCGCTGGCCGAGGAATGGAAGTCGCACAAGGACCGCCGCACGGCACTGCCGGCCGACATTGCACTGGCCCGCCGCGATGCCGAGCAGCGCCGGGTGCAGAATGACCAGACGTTCCAGACGCTGGTCGAGCGCTATGTGTATCTCGATGGCTCCGACACGCTGTGGGATGCGGTGCTGGATGAGGTCATCCCCAGCTCGGCAGCCAAGATCGCGATGGGCGAGCTGTTCAAGCTGTGGGTGAACAGCCCGCAGCGCAAAATCATCGCCAAGCGTAATCTGGTGTTTGACCCGACACAGCGGGTGGACCCCGACACGCACATCAACCAGTTCCGGGGTCTGCCGCTGCAGGCTGTGTTCCCCGACACCCTCCCGCCCGATGCCCGGTGGGCGACAGATCTGGTCGACGCGTTCCCGGACTGCGCCGCGATAATCCGGCTGTCGCTGCATCTGTGCAACAACGACCCAATGGTCTGGATGTGGCTGATGTGCTGGCTGGCGTACCCGCTTCAGCATCCGGGCGCCAAAATGGCGACCTGCGTGCTGATGCACTCGGACGTGCATGGCTCGGGCAAGTCGCTGTTTTTCGAGGAATGCATCAAGCCGCTGTATGGCGAGTATGCGACCACGATTGGCCAGGACCAGCTGGATGGCAGCTTTTCCGGCTGGCGGTCGCGCAAGCTGTTCCTGCTCGGCGAGGAAATCAGCAACAACACCGAGAAGTATAAGCAGGCCGGCAAGCTCAAGCACCTGGTGACCGGCAAAACGCAGGTGGTCGAGCGCAAATTCGTCGATGCCTGGGAGGAGGTCAACCACGCGAATTTCGTCATGCTGTCGAACCTGTACATGCCGGCGCACGTCGAATCGAGCGACCGGCGGTTCATGGTGATCTGGCCTGACAGCAAGCTGCCGGAGGCCGACCAGAAAGCTGTCGAGGTCGAATTGGCTGCGGGCGGGGTGACGGCGTTCTATGCGTTTCTTCTCTCCCTGCCTCTCGCTCTGCCGGATTGCGCGCCTGGCGCGGCAGAAAACGCCGTGCTGCCGTTCACGCCGCATACCAAGCCATTGGACACCGAGGCACGCATGCGGCTGATCCGGCTCGGTATGAGCGGCTGGGAAGCGTTCATTGATGAGTGGGAGCGGGGTGCGCTCGGCGTGCCGTTCATGCCATGCCGGGGTTGGCATCTATATGGGCTGTATTGCGAATGGTGCCAACGCGGCCGGGAGAAAACGATTTTGCCCAAACGGAAGTTTCTGAATATGCTGTCGGGCCGCTTGCGCAGCGCAACCGAGCGCTGGCGCTGCGCAAACCTCTCCGGGCAAGAAGCCATCTATACCCCTCGCGAGCAGCGTCCTGATCCGGGTGAACCGAAACAGGACTGGTTTGGCCGTCACATCATGGGGTTTTCAGCTGCTGCGCTGAATGCTGGCTGGGATGTTGAGGGCTGGGAGACGTATCGGGATGCCGGTGTCGTCTCCAAAAAGGAGGGTTTGTGATGCTCAGCATCGCAAATGTGATGCAGCGTGTGATGCTCGCGATTCAGTATCCACGGGGGTTTGTGATGCATGTTATGCAAATTCGGCCCTCCCGCGCGCATGTGTGCGCAACGAAACAGGTTCTCCCTCTCCCTCTTCAGTTTTTTCCCCATGCGCGAGCAATGCCGGAAATTGCGTCACATGCATCACAAACCCGCATGGTTATTAGATTCTCTACATCACACTGAACATCACATTCCGGTTATTTGCATCACAAACTGGAAGAGTTACATCACAAGACAATAAAACGGCTGGCATTGACTGGCCGAAGGGGATCACAGGGGCAGATTCATCAGGGGATTGATGATGAAGCAAGTGATCGACGTGGTCGGGGTTCGCCCCGGCAAGATGGTGCCCTGGATCGACCGGCTGCTGGAAAAGTGGGCTCGCTGGTCAACCGCCCAGGGCTGGCATGGTGGTGGTAGTGGGGTGTCCAGCCTGCTGCTGACTGACCATATCGAAATCGACCATGCGGTCCGGCTGCGCGACAGCCCGTCGGACCTGATGATCGACATCGACCAGGCCGTGTCCTGCCTGCCGGATGAATTGCGCGATGTGGTGCGCGAGCGTTACGAGCGAGGCGGTAGACCGGAAGACAAGGCGAGGGCGCTCGGTATCTCGCGCCGCACGTTTGAATACCGGGTCGGCAAGGTCCACATGGCACTGCAGGCGGCGCTGGATGTGGGGCCTGCCAATGTCGATGTGCTGCGGGTCCGCTGGTATGCCAAGCGGCGCGGCGCGGGTGAAATACGATTCGCAGCGTGAAATGTTGACGTTGACTTTGCGCTGAAGTACCATGAATCCGCTAGCTTAAAGAAGCTGCGTCCAGACGAAGCCCGACCCTTGCAGGTCGGGCTTTTTCGTGGCCGCACGTTACGTCAGACGGCGGGGCCAGTAGGGTCGAAGCCACGGAATCCCCAGCAAATGCAGGGGGTTACGGCACCATGCCTGCCCCGGCTCGCCGGATCGGCCGGGGACCCTGACCCCCTTGTCCCACTTACGCGGCTGGGGACGCGCGATTTTTTTCTAGCGGCTGGGTCTGGAAGTTAGTGAAATTTCACTCCAGTGAAATCCAGTCAAATCCGGTGAAAGAGCCATGGCCCAATACCTCAGCAAATCCGGCTTTGCCGCCAGTCAGGGCTGGTCACCCAGCTATGTGACCAAGCTGCTGACCAGTGGGCGGCTGGTGCTGGCGCCGGACGGCAAGCGGGTGGATGTGGATGCCACGCTGTCCCGGATCGGCAAGACCGCCGACCCGGCCAAGGCAGGCGTGCAGAAGCGCCATGAGCAGCACCGGATTCAGCGCGATGTCTACGGGAGCCTCAACCCCGGTACATCGAGCAGTGGCGGGAACGGGAACGAAAACGACTTCCACCACAACCGTGCCGAGAAAGAAAAGCACCTGGCCCGGCTCGCCAGGATTGAGGCCGACAAGGCCGAGGCGATGACGGTTGACCGGCAGGGTGTCCATGACGCGGCCTACCGCTATTCGCGGCTGCTGCGCGACACCCTGCTGGGGCTGCCACGACAGATCTCCAGCGACCTGGCGGCGATCACCGATCCGTGGGAACTCGAACAGGTGCTGACCGCCAGACTGCGCCAGTCGCTGAATGACATGGCCCGGATTGGCGCCGACGACCTGAAGAAAGTGACCCCCGACCATGTACGCCAGCGGATTTACCGCCTACCGGGACGGCTTCTCTGCGGGCCTGACCCCGGACCCGGCCCTGTGGGTGGACGAATGGGCTGACGAATACCAGCGCATCCCGACCGATGTCGGTGCTGCTGAGCCGGGCAAATACCGGACCGATCGCACACCCTACGCACGGGAGGTCATGCGCTGCCTGTCCCCCAGTCACCCCTGCCGACGCGTGGTGGTGATGGGCGCATCGCAGATGCTCAAGACTCAGGTGTTCCTGAACTGGATGGGAGCGCTGATCCACATGGCGCCGGGCAATATCCTGGCGCTGGAACCCAGCCTGAACCTGGCGAAGCGCCTGTCCGGCCGCATCAGCAAGACCATCGACGCCGTGCCGGTGCTGCAGGGCAAGGTGGCCGCACCGCGCAGCCGCGACAGCAAGAACACGATTGACACCAAGGAATACGCCGGCGGATCGCTGTACATCACCACCGCCGGCAGCGCCGCCAACCTGGCGGAAATCGCCGCCCGCTATCTGTACGGCGACGAGATTGACCGATGGGAACGCAACCTCAATGGCGAGGGCGATCCGATCAAGATGTTCGAGAACCGGGCGACGACGTTCGGCCACAACGGGAAAATCTACTACTCCAGCTCGCCAACCATCGACGGGGCGAGCCTGATCAAGGAGCTGCACGACAAGGGCGATCAACGCCGCTACTTCGTGCCGTGCCCGCACTGCGGGGAAATGCAGGTGCTGGAGATCACGCAACTGCGCTGGTCGGTGGATGGCCAGTCCGTCATCTGCGCCTGTTCCGCATGCGGCGGCCTGTTTGCCGAGCACCATAAAACCCGGATGCTGGAGTCCGGCGAATGGCGGGCAACTGCCAAGGGCGACGGGCAGACCATCTCGTTCCACATCGACGCCATGTACATGCCGCTCGGCTGGCTGTCGTGGACCGAACTGCTGACGCAGCATGAGGAAGCCATGGTCGCCCTGAAGGCCGGCAACCCGGAGCCGATGCAGGTGTTCTACAACACCCGGCTGGCGAAAGTCTGGGACAACACCCAGGAGCGAACCAAGGCCAAAGAGCTGCAGGACCGCGCCGAGGACTACGCGCTGCGCAGCATTCCGTCGGGCGTGCTGGTGCTGACGGCTGCCGTTGACACCCAGGACAACCGGCTGGAACTGAAGGTCATGGGCTGGGGGATCGGGCTGGAAAGCTGGGTTATCGACCACCGCGTCCTGATGGGCGACCCGGCCGAACAGGCGACATGGGACGCCCTCGACGAGCAGTTGCTGGCCGAGTTTACCCACCCGAGCGGCCGCACCATGACCATCAAGGCCACGGCCATTGACTCTGGTGGTCACCACGCGCAGGAGGTGTATCAGTTCTGCCGGCTGCGACGCTGGCGCAACGTCCTGGCCATCAAGGGGGCGAGCAAACCGGGGAAGCCGGTGCTGGCCCAGCGTGCCAGCAAAGTCGACATCAACTGGCGTGGGCAGACGGAAAAGAACGGCTGCGAACTGTGGATGATCGGTACCGACACCGCCAAGGACTGGCTGACCAACCGCTACCGGCTGCTCGACGGGCCGGGCGCCATCCACTTCTCCCGTGACCTGCCGGAAGACTACTTCGAGCAACTGACGGTGGAGCGGAAGATTGTCCGCTTTGTGAAAGGCTACAAAAAAACCGAATGGGTCAAACCGAAGGCGGCGCGTAACGAAGCCTTCGACCTGGCCGTTTACAACCTGAGCATGGCGCACTACCTCGGCCTGGCGAAGTTCCAGCCAGCCGACTGGGAGAAGTTGCAGCTCCAGTACGCCCAGACCGGCCTATTCGACAGCCAGCCTCCCGGCCAGCCAGCACCGGCCACCCCCGCAAGACCAGACCCCGCCCCGGCGGGGTCTGTCGTTTCTCACCCTGCACCGCGACGGCTGACCCGTAGCGGCTACCTGAACCGGAGATAGCATGGCCTTCATCGCTGCCGACCTGACTGCCATTGACGCGGCGCTGCTGAACCTTGCCAACGGCGAACGGGTCACCGAGGTGCGTTTTTCCGACCGGACCGTCCGTTACGAGTCGGCCAACATGAATGACCTGCTGAAACTGCGGCAGAGCATCCAGGCCGAAGCCGGCCAGCAGCCGGGGCGCTCGCGCCAGATCCGGCTGTTCCGTAGCGGCAGGGGGATCTGATGGCCGGATTTACCACCCTCAGCCGGGCCGGTTTCCTGCTGCCGACCCGGCTGAAGAACAGCTACGACGGTGCCGGCCACCGCCAGCGTGCCCATGACTGGAAATCGTCGTCGGCCGGACCGGCGGCGATCAGTGCCGGCAGCATCGCCACCCTGCGCAACCGGGCCCGTGACGCGACCCGCAACGACCCGTATGCGTTTGGCGGCGTCGACCGACTGGTGTCCAACACCATCGGCAGCGGCATCATGCCCAAGTCCCGCCACCCGGAAGCCGGCGTCCGGGTGGCGCTGCAGGAACTGTGGGACGACTGGAGCGCCGAATCGGACGCCGACGGCGTGCTGGATTTCTATGGCCAGCAGGCGCTGGTGGCGCGTGCCGTGTACGAGAGTGGCGAATGTTTCGTCCGCCTGCGGATGCGGTCCCTCAGCGAAGGCCTGGCCGTGCCGCTGCAACTGCAGGTGCTGGAAAGCGAATTCGTCCCGGCCGAAAAAAACGGCCTGGCCCAGAACGGCAACCGCATCCGCCAGGGCATCGAGTTCGACCCCGGCGGACAACGCGTTGCGTACTGGATGTACAGCAGCCACCCAGGCGAACGCAGCATCGGCGGCGACTTCAATGCCCTGCAGCGGGTACCGGCCAGCCAGGTCATCCATGTGTATGAGCCGACCCGGCCGGGCCAGCTGCGCGGCATTACCAGTCTGGCGCCGGTGCTGCTGCGGCTGCGCACGCTGGATTCATTCGATGATGCCGTGGCCTACCGGCAAGAGGTCGCCAACCTGTTCGCCGGCTTTATCAAGAAGCCGGCGCCGGAGGCGTCCGGACCGCTTGTTGATCCGGGCCAGCCATCCCAGCCGGCTGCCGGCTTCGCGCCGATGGTCGGACTGGAGCCAGGCACCATGCAGGAACTGTTGCCCGGGGAAGAAATCGAGTTCAGCGATCCACCGGATGGTGGCAACAACTACCCCGACTTCATGCGCCAGCAACTGCAGGCGATCGCTGTCGGCTTCGGTCTGCCCTACGAGATCCTGACCGGCGACCTGCGCGGCGTAAATGACCGCGTGATCCGCGTGGTGCTGAACGAATTCCGGCGCCGGATCGAGCAGCGCCAGTTCAGCGTGTTCGTGCACCAACTGTGCCGGCCGGTTCGCAATGCCTGGACCCGGACCGCCGTGCTGGCTGGCGTCATCAGCCTGCCGGGCTTTGCCACTGCGCCGCGCCCGTACCTGCGCACGCGCTGGGTGCCGCAGGGCTGGGCCTACCTGCACCCGGTGCAGGACGTACAGGCGAAGAAGCTGGAAGTGCGCGCCGGGTTCCGGTCGCGCTCGTCGGTCATCCTCAGCCAGGGCGATGACCCGGAACTGACCGAGAACGAAATGATGGCTGACAACGCCCGTGCGGATGCCAAGGGCCTGAGCCTCGACAGTGACAGCCGCCTGCGGGACGACCAGGGCGAAATCATCGAAGACAATCGCAAGGAAACACCATGACACACCGCATTCTTGCCAGCGCCGGCGGACCGCCGCCGCAGGCCGACGGCGACGGACGCTGGTACGAAATCCGCGCCGCGGCCGACGCCGGCGGCAAAACCACCGGTATCGACATCTATCTGTATGACGACATCGGTTACTACGGCATCCGCGCCGTGCATTTCCTGCGCGAACTGCAGGCGATCGACGACGGCGTGTCGCCGATCACCGTCTGCATCAACAGCCTCGGTGGCGACGTGTTCGAGGGCATCGCCATCCACAACACGCTCAAGCGGCTTGGCAACCGGGTCACCGCCCGCATTGACGGCGTGGCCGCCAGCATTGCCAGCGTGATCGCCGTCGGCGCCCACCAGGTCATCATGCCGGCCAACACCATGCTGATGATCCACAACCCGTGGGCCTGGACCTGCGGCGAGGCTGATGAGCTGCGTGAAACCGCCGACATGATGGACAAGGTACGGGCCAGCCTGCTGCGCTGCTACCTCGACAAGGCGCCGCAGCTCAAGGAAGCCGATCTGGTCCGGATGATGGACGACACCACCTGGCTGACCGCACAGGAATCGGTGGCACTGGGGCTGGCGGACGTGATCGCCGACACGGTGCAGATCCTCGCCAGCGCCAGCCAGCACACGCGGCTGGCCCGGATGCAGAACGCGCCGGCGGCACTGCTGTCGGCGGTGGCCGTCACCCCGCCTGCACCCGCGCCAGCCCCGGCTGCCAGCACGCCACCGGCACAGCCCCCTGCATCGGCCGACACGGTCGCGCTGGCAAAACTGGCCGCCACGCTGTGCAACAGTGCCGGCCTGTCGGCGCTGACCGACTTCATCGTCCAGCAAAGCGCGCTGGCCGATGAGGCGACGATTCGCCAGCACGTCGACCAGGCCGTCGCCGTGCGCGATCTGTGCGTCGTGGCAAAACTGCCCGATCTGGCCGATGGCTACATCCGCGCCGGGCTCGATCAGGACGCCGTTCGCAGCTCGCTGTTCAACAAGTTGCTGGCACTGGACGGTGCCGACATCGACAACAGCCTGCCGCCCGAAGACGAGCGGCGCACGCCCGGCAACGGGCTGAACCCGAAATCGATTTACGCCAGTCGCAAGGCCGCCCAGGCCACGGCACGGCACCAACCCCGGAAAGGGCAGTGATGACCATTTTGACCCAGGCGGCGCGCGCCGCCGAATTCGTCGTGTCGGTTGACGACCATCTTTCCACCGATACCGTCACCCTGGCGGCCGGTCCGGCGCTGCCGGCTGGCCAGTTGCTGGCCTACGACCCGACCGCAAAACACTTCCTGCCGTACCCGGTCGCGCCGGTCGAAGGTCATGACCCGCTGCCGGCTGCCGCCGTGTTGTGGGCACCGCAACCGGAACGCAGCGTTGATGCCCCGGTCACTGCCGTGACCCGCCTCGCCGCCGTTCACGGCGGCTTGCTGACCGGCCTCGATGCCGCAGCGCAGGCTGCCTTGATGGTGCACCTCATCGTCGTGCGCTGATTCCCGCTACACCGATCATCCAGCCCCGCCCGCGTGCGGGGCTTTTTCTTTCCGGAGTCCGTCATGCCCAGCATCGACATTTTCAACGACGACGCGTTCTCGCTGTCCAGCCTGACCGCCGCCATCAACGAGCAGCCGCACCAGCCCGGCCGCCTGTCCGCCCTCGGCGTATTCGAGGAAGAGGGCATTACCACCACCACGGTGCAGATCGAAAAGGACAACGACAGCCTGGTGCTGGTCCCGGCCGGGCAGCGTGGCAGCGCCGGCGTCGTGGTCGGCGGAACCCGCCGGCAGATGATCCCGTTCAACACCATCCACCTGCCGCAGACCGCCACCATCATGGCCGACGAAATTCAGGGCCTGCGTGCCTTCGGCAGCGAAACCGAACTGGAGTCGGTGCAGACCGTGGTCAACAAGCGGCTGGCGAAATTCCGCCGTCAGCTCGATGCCACGATCGAATACCACCGCATCGGCGCGCTGCGCGGCCTGATCCTCGATGCCGACGGCAGCAGCGTGCTGCTCGACCTGTACCAGACGTTCGGCCTGAAAAAAACCGTCATCGACTTTGAGCTGGGCAAGGACGACACCCACCTGCGCAGCAAGTGCCTGGAACTGCAGGAAGCGATCGAGGACGCGCTTGGCGCGGCAACCTTTACCGGTGTGCGGGTCGAGTGCGGCAAGACCTTCTGGGCCAGGCTGCTGGCACTGCCGTCGTTCGAGGCCACCTATCTGAACAGCGAACTGGCTGCCGCCCTGCGTGGCGAACCGCGCGAAGCCATCGAGTTCGGCGGCTGCGTGTTCGAGCGCTATCGCGGCAAGGTCGGTGACAAGTCCTTTATCCCCGACGACCGTGCCATCGCCTACCCGGAAGGGGTTGCCGACCTGTTCATCACCCGATTTGCCCCGGGCGACTACATGGACACCGTCAACACCAACGGCCTGCCGTACTACTCCAGCCAGGAAATCATGCGGCACGGCAAGGGCGTGGAACTGGAAGGCCAGTCCAACCCGTTGAACCTGTGCACGCGCCCGCGTGCCTGCATCGAACTGAAAGCCTGATATGGACTTCCGCGCACTGAGCGACCGCATGGACCGGGAAATCTTCAACCGGCTCGGCGATGCGGTCCGGATCGACGGCCGCCCGGTGCGCGGCATGTTCGCCGCACCGTGGCTGCAACCGCAGATGGGCAGGCTGAACACCAGCCTCCGAGAGCCGATGCTGACTGTCCGCGATGCGGACGCAGTCAGCGTGGCCAGGGACATGCTGGTTGAAGTGCCGGGCGAGGGGGAATTCGTGGTGGTCAATATCGAGCCGGACGGCACCGGGGATACGGTGCTGGTGCTGCGCCGGCCGAAGAGGGAAACGCGATGATCGACGTCAAGATCGACTTTGACGATGCCGCGTTCGGCTTGCTGAGCCGGCGCCTGACCCCCGCCGCGCTGCTGGCCGCGACCCGGCGTGCTGTGCGCAAGACCGCGTTGTGGGTGCGTACGCACCTGCTCAGACGGCTGCGCGATCATGACATCCGGCGCAAGGTCATCATTCACCGCATCAGGCTGTACAACAAAAACTGGCGCAACGGTGAAGGCGGTGGCCCGGCTGTCAAAGTCTGGTTTGGTATTGATGCGATCAACGCCGACACGCTGGCAAAGCCCAGGAAAGATGCGGGCGGCTATTGGGTCAAGGACTTTTATTTCCCGGGGGCCTTTGTGCCGACGATTAACCCGAAGTTCAAAGGAAAACTCTACAGCCGGACAACCCGGAAAAGACTGCCGTTCCAGCGGGAAAAGATCGAAATCGAAGCGGCCGCCAATGACGCTTTCAACCAGATCGTCGACCAGATCCCCGGCCGCCTGCAGGAACTGATGCGGCAGGAACTCAACTACGAAGTCGAAAAAATGCTGGGGCGCGCACGATGATTATTGACGACCTGCACACCGCGATCGAAACGCAACTGGCAGCCATGCTGCCGGACATCGATGTCCGTTTCTACCCGCAACTGGATGATGGCGAGCGGGTATCGCTGCCGATGCTGGCGCTGGAACTCAGCGGCTTCGACGACGATGCACCGCCCGGCAACAGCCAGCTGGCGCTGCTCGCGCGCTTCGAGGCGCGGCTGGTGATGGACCCGAACGAGGTGGATTGCGACCGCCTGCTGCCGGCCATGGCGGCAGCGCTCGCCGCCCGCATCCACTTCCAGACCTGGGACCAGCCGGTCGGTCCGGCAAAACTTGGCGACATCGGCCCGGACGGCTTCAAGGCTGCGCTGGAGGGATACAGCGTCTGGATGATCGCATGGACCCATGAAATTCATGTCGGCGAAGCGGATGACATCACCGTGCCGGCCGTCGTACCGCGGGCGGTGAGCTGGAACGTCAACGGCGATCAGGTGCCTGCGCCATGAGCTACGCACTGTCCGAAATGGACCGCATGCTGTCCGGGCTGATCCAGCCTGGCAGCGTCGAGGCGGTGCAGCTGAAACCGCCCCGGGTACGGGTCGGCGATGGCGACGGATGGACTTCTGGCTGGGTGCCGTGGCTGGCGCTGGCGGCCGGCAAGGTCCGGCACTGGCGGCCACCGAGCGTCGGCGAACAGGCGATTCTGCTGTGCCCGTCCGGTGAGCCGGCGCAGGGCTTTGCGCTGGTCGGTTTCTACACCGATGCGCTCGGCAGCGACGACCGGCCGGACGTGGTCAGCTGGCTGATGCCGGACGGTGCCGTGATCGAGTACGACCATGCGGCCGGCGCCGCGCTGCTCGATGGCTGCAAAACCGCCACCATCAATGCGGCCGACAGCGTGACGGTGAAATCCGCCCGGGTGCTGCTCGACACGCCGGAGGCAGAGATTACCGGCAACCTGAAAATCGGCGGCGCCCTGTCCCAGGGTGCCGCGGGCGGCGGATCGGCGACCTTTGCTGGCGACGTCAATGCCAGCGGCGACGTCACCGCCGGCGGCATCAGCCTGCAGCAGCATCACCACATCGAACAGGGCGACGGCGCCCCGACCAGCGCCGCACAGTAACCGGAACCCCGCCTCGCGCGGGGTTCATTCTTTGGAGATTTCCATGGCAAGACCCGACACCCCCGCTGTGTTCCGCGACCTGGCCTACCGCTCGCGCACGCTGGTGCTGACCGACGGCCGCACCTTCGCCGTCGAGCGCAGCCGCATCGAGGCCAGCGACCCGGCGCTGATCGCTTTCCTGAGTCAGAACAGCGAATTCGAGCGCCAGCCGCCGAACGCTGTCCCGGCTGAACCGACCGCCGAGGTCTAACCATGGCGCTGACCGGCATGCGCCGTGATACCGGTCGGTTGGTCAGCGGCATCGACCATCTGCGCCAGTCCATCACCGACATCCTGACCACCCCGCTGGGCTCGCGACGGATGCGCCCTGAATACGGTAGCCGACTGCCGCGCATGGTCGACCAGCCGGTTACTGCCGGCTGGATCTCTGCAGCCCAGGCCGAATGTGCTCGCGTCATCGGCCGTTGGGAACCACGGCTGAGGCTGCAGCAGGTGACCATCGCGGCTGTCGTCGATGGCTGCATCAGCCTGCGACTGGCCGGTGAATACCAGGGCGAGGCATTGATTCTGGAGCTGACTGCATGATCGATTTAACCAAACTGCCTCCACCCGACGTGCTGGAGGCACTCGATTACGAGTCCATCTATGCGGGCAAACTGACGCGATTCCAGCGCCTGTATCCGGATTGGAGCGCTGCGCTCGAATCTGACCCGGTGGTTAAGTTGCTTGAACTGTCGGCCTACGACGAAATGATGTATCGCGCCCGGGTCAATGATGCGGCCCGATCCGTCATGCTCGCCTACGCCAATGGCAGAGACCTTGACCATTTGTCAGCTCTGCTCGGCACCCAGCGTCTGCTGGTGACCCCCGCCGACCCGGAGGCTGATCCACCGGTCGAGGCGGTTTCCGAATTGGATGACCGCCTGCGCTACCGCACTCAGATGGCGCCAGAGGGCATGGCTGCAGCCGGCCCGCGCGATGCCTACCGATTTCATGCCCTGTCTGCATCAGGACGCGTACGCGATGCCTGGGTCGACCGGCCGGAACCGGGGGTGGTGCGGGTAACCGTGCTGTCGACCACCGGAGAGGGCGAGGCCGATGCTGCGCTGCTGGCTACTGTGGGCGACTACCTGTCGGCCGACGAGCGCCGGCCCCTGAACGATGATGTTCGCGTACAGGCTGCCAGCATTGTACGGTTCGCGGTCGAGGCGGTTTTGCATGTTGAGGACGGGCCGACCGCCTCTGTGGTCCGCGAGGAAGCCGAACGTGCAGTGTGGCGCTATGTACGCGCCGAGCAGGACTATGGGCGCACGCTGGGCCGGTCGATCACGACGTCGGCGTTGTATGCGGCGCTGCACCAGCCCGGTGTCAGCCGGGTGGATCTGCTCTTGCCAACAGCCACTATCGACCTGGACCGTACCGAGGCCGCGTACTGCACGGCGGTGACGGTCCGGGTGGAGCAGCACGATGACTGAACGCGCGCTGTCCGGCCTGCTGCCGCCGAATCGTACGGTGCTGGAGTCGGCGCTGGCGGATGCCGCGGCCCTCGACGTGGACCCCGGTCCGATCGCCACACTGTGGAGCGCGGACCTGTGTCCGGCCCCGCTGCTGCCGTGGCTGGCCTGGGCGCTGTCCGTCGACGAATGGGACGATCACTGGCCTGAGCCGGTACAGCGCGACATGGTGCGCACCAGCATCCTGCTGCATCGGCGCAAAGGCACCGTGTGGTCGGTCAAAACCGCACTGGCGACCATCGGCTACCCGGTGCTGGACCTGATCGAGCAGCACCAGTGGCAGGCCGACTGGCTGGCCGCCGGCGGTCGCATGCTGGACGGCAGTTGGCTGACCGACGGCACGCTGACGCTTGATCCGCCCGACGGGGCGGGGCCGACGCTGAGACGCCGGGCGCTGGCGCACTGGGCCGACTACTCGATCCGCCTCAACGTCGCCGATGGCGAGTGGACGCGCGAGCAGCAGCGCCGCATCCGCGCCACCGCCGCGCGTTATGCGCCGGTGCGGTCGCGGCTGGTCGCCCTGATCACAGCGGTCCGGCTGGCATTCGACGCTCGCATCCGCCTGACCGGCTATCGCGGCCGCGTGCATACCCGCCTCGACCGCTGCCGGCGTCTGAGTGCGCACAACCGCACGACGCTCGACGGCTGCTGGCTGCTCGATGGCGACGACGCCCCGCTGATGCTGGCCGGCTGGCCGCTCGACGGCCGCCGCCTGCACGGACGCACACCGACCGGCCGGCCGCTCAATGCCGGCGCGATGTCGCTGCGCACCCGCCTGCGCCAGCGTATTCGCTCCAGCCTCGGCGGGTCGCGCACACGCACGGTCACGCTCGGCGGCAGGTTCGCCCGGCTCAACGGCCGCGCCCGACTGTCCGAATCCACGCTCGGCGACGGCTGGACGCTCGCCAGTGGCCGCTCGCTGGGCGACGCCACACTGGACCGCATCGCGGCGCCACGGCTCAACGGCACGTGGCTGCTCGGCGGTGAGACCGGCCAGCCGGGGCTGTGGTTCACCGGCACCCTGACCATTCGCCGTAATGGCATCACTATCACGGAGGCCATCTGATGGCTCAACAGGCTATCGCTGTTTCGCACACGTACCGGCACCAGGTCGCGCAGGCTGCGGCCAGCGGTGGAACCATTTCCCCGGTGGCATTCATGGCATTCGGCCGCAGCGACCGACCGTATGCACCGGAAACTGATGTCGCGCTCGGCGACGAGTTCGTGCGCGTACCGGTCACGACACAGGTCGACGGCCCGACGCTGATCGCGTCCGGCGTCCTGACCGGCGAGGCGGCCGGCGGCAACACACTGCGCGAGGTCGGCGTGTTCACCGCCGACGGCACGCTGATGGGCCGCCGCGTGCTGGCCCCCAAATCGTTCGAGCCCGACACCGAGTTCGAGGTCGAACTCGTTTTTGAATACTGAGAGGCACCATGACCCAGACCACGCTGACCCCGTCCGACGCCCCGGCGCTGACGACCTCGCTGCCGGCGCTGACCACCAGCAGCGTCGCCCACCCGGATACCTGGAATCCGACCCATCAGGCGCTGCTCGACAACGACGCCTATCTGAATGCCACCCTGGCGTCGCTGAGCGACAGCACGGACACCCGCGTCGGCGAGCTCGATGCGCGCGTGTCGGGCGTCGAGGCGACCAGCAGCGTGGCTGTCCAGCGCGCGGTCAGTCTCGACTGGCTGTATCGCGGCAACCGCGTCGCATTCGAGTTGTTCACCCCCGGCTATACGCTGATCGACCTCGCGCCGGTCCCGGTGACCGGTGGTGTCAATGGTGACGACTCGCTCGATGTGGCCAGCACCGCCGGGCTGCGCGTCGGCGACGACTATGTGCTCGCCGATGGCGACGCCGTGGCGCTGGTCCGGGTATCGGCCATCCTGTCGGCGACCCGCCTGCGCCTGAGCGCGAATCTCGGCCGCGACTGGACGGCCGGCGCGACCCTGTCGCGGTCGAGCCTCGACGTGCGCGGTGCCGCAAACGCGGTGGCCGCCGTCGGCGACCTCTACCTGAGCCGCCCAGTCAATATCGGCACCGACCTCGACGGCGGTGCCGTCGTGCTGCGCCGCACGCTGAATGCCGGCGAGGCGCGGCTCTACTACCGCGATGCGTACCAGACGGCCTGGCGCGAGTGCGGCTGGTCGGTGCGCCGCCAGGGCGATGGCGTGCCGGCTGGATTTGCCGACTACGAATACATGCTGCCGATGCGTGGCGATGGCGCGCTGCGCCTCGACATCACCGGCGAGCCGATGACGATTCACCATCTGGTCGCGCTCGGTGCGCCGACCGGCCTCGGCGGGTTCATCAACCCGGCCCAGCGCCCCAATACCCCAACCCTCAGCGTGCCAGCTGCTGCTGCCACCAGCATCATGGAGCGGCCGACGCTGGCGCTTGCCGGCTACAGCAGCCCGGCCGGAAATGCCCAGGCGGCGGTGCAGTTCCAGGTGTCGGCGACGGCGGATTTTGCGGCGGTGCTGCACGACGCCGGCGAACTGCCAGCCGGGCTGTCCTACCCGCTGCCGGCCGGCGTGCTGGCAGTCGGTAAAACCTATCAGGTGCGCGCCCGTGTACGTGACGTGGCCGGCCTGTGGTCGGACTGGTCGGCCGCCAGCGCGTTCACCACCGCCGCGTCGTTCGTCTACGTCGCCACGCCGACGCTGACCGGCCCGGCCATGAACGCGGTCGACATCCCCGAACAGCCGACGCTGGCATCGAGCCCGTTCGCCGTGTCGGGCGCGACCGACACCCATGCGGCGAGCCAGTGGCAGATCCGCAGTGCGGCCGGCAGCTATGCGGCGCCGGTCTGGGACAGCGGGACCGATACCGTCAACAAAACGTCGGTTGTGGTGCCGGCCGGCAAACTGCAGCCCGGACAGAACAGCTATTTCCTGCGCGTGCGCCACCAGGGGGCAGCCAAGGGCTGGTCGGACTGGTCGAATGAGGTGCGCGTGACTACCAAGGCGCAATTTGCCAACGTGATCGGCATCGTGCTGGCCCAGACCGGCGGCGGAGCCGGGACCTGGCGGCGGATCGACGAGAACGGCAATGACCGGGTCACGGATGCGTCGTTTTTTAATACGCACCCGATCTATGGCGCCGTCAGCGACGTGACGATCGACGGGCAGGCGATGGTCCGCATCCCGGCGTTCTATGTGAAGGCGGGCACACTGGCGGCCGGGCCGTATGCAGGGCGTCGATTCTGGTCGATTTCGGACCAGCCGCTGCCCGGTTACACGCTGCACCCGGCATTCATGGTCGATGGGGCGCCGGTCGCGCAGTTCTGGGTCGGCAAGTATCAGGGCACTGGCGACCGCGGTACCAAGCTCGGCTCGGTCGCTGGCGTGGCGCCGGCGGTGGCCATCGCCTTCCTGACCCTGAAGGCCATGGCCGTAGCACGTAACACAGGAGGTGTAACCGGATTTGGTCTGTGGAATATCTACCAGCTTGCGGCGATCCAGTTGCTGGCTCTGATCGAAATGGGGGGCGCTGACAGCCAATCCCTGATCGGTCAAGGTTGCGTCAACGAAATGGCCACACAGGCAGTCGATAATTCTCTCGTGGCACAGGCAACTTGGCGTGGCATCGTGGGCCTGTGGGGCAACATCTGGCAGATAGTCGACGGCCTTCGGACCGACGCGAATTCCAGATACATGGTCTGGGACAGAAACGGTAACAAAACCTATCAGACTACCGGTCAGACCGCACCACGCAGTGGAACCTATCCAGCCACATTCTCAATCGACAGTGGTGCCCTCCATGACCTGTCGATCTGTTTTTTACCAGCTACCGGAGACGAGCTGGCTGCCAACGGCAGCTCTGGAGACCTCTTCTACCAAAATTCCGGCTGCATCGCCTATCACGGTGGCCATGCCCGCGGCGGCGCGGGTGATGGCCTGTTCTACCTCAGCATCACCGACCCTGAATCGATGGTGACGGGGCTCGCCGGCACCCGCCTCGCAAAGGTGTAATCATGAAAATTGAAAACCATACCCTGATCCTCGGCGAGACCCTGCTGCCCCTGCCGCATCTCGCCACCCCGGCCACCGTTGATGTCTGGACGGTGCCGACCGACTACCGTGCCGACGGCTATTTTGTCGCCGTGACCCCGGCCGGCCGGCCGCCGGAAATTCCGGCCTGCGCGATGGCCGATACCGAGTACCTCGGTCAGCTCGCGCTGGCGCCGGATGACGACGCGCTGCTCGATGCGGCTCGACAGGCGGCACTGGCACGCATCAATGCCGCATGCAGCGCAGCACTGGCCGCGCTGGCCGCCAGCTATCCGGACGGCGAGGTCACCAGCTGGGCGCAGCAGGTGCGCGAGGCTGAGGCGCTGGCGCACGATGCCGGGGCCGACACGCCGCTGCTGTCGGCGATTGCCGGTGCACGCGGGCTGACCGTGGCCGTGCTGGCCGAGCGGGTGCAGGCCAAGGCCGCTGCCTATGCGCTGGCGTCCGGTGCGCTGATCGGCCGCCGCCAGGCCGCCGAGGACCGCATTGCGGCCGCCGGGACGCTGGATCAGGTGCAGGAGGTGACGTGGTGACCTGGCGCTATCGGCTCGATACGGCCTACACCCTCAAATCCCCGCACCTCGCGGGGATTTGCTTTTGCAACGAGTGGCTGCGGATTGGCGACGGCGCGCTGACCATTCCGGCCGGTTACGCCTGGGACGGCTGCAGCCCCGCCTGGCGTGTGCCGGGCGGTCTGTGGCTCGGGACGCCGGATGGTCCGCCCGGCATCGACGGCCGGCCGCCGACCTTCTATCCGAGCCTGGTGCATGACGCGCTGTGCCAGTTCGCCGCCGATGTGCCGGTGACCCGGGCCGCGACCGTGGCGCTGTTCCACGACATGTTGCGCGCAGCCGGCATGCCGGCCTGGTGTGCCGCGCTGTATGCAGCCGCGGTACGTGCATTCGGCCCGGCTGCGTTCGGTGGCGATCCGCACCCGGCGGCCTGACTGTTGTCCTGAATCCATCCCCGCCGTGTGCGGGGTTTTTCTTTCCATCGGAGAATTCCATGCCCGGAAACGGCAGTTTTTACCATGGTGTGACCGTTACCCTGGTCGATACCGGCTCGCGCACCATTGCGCTGCCGTCGTCGTCGATCATTGGCCTGACTGACACCTATACCCCCGGCCCTGACCTCGCCCAGCCGAACAAGCCGGTCAAAATCACCACGCTGCGTGAGGGTGCCGCTGCGTTTGGCAACGACAGTGCCATCTACCGCGCGCTGAAAGGCATTTTTGCCCAATCCTCTGCGGCGGTTTCGGTGGTCGGCGTGGCGAAGGCGGCCGACACGGCAGCGCAGACCAGCGCCATCATCGGCGGCATTGCTGCCAGCGGCGCGCGTACCGGCATGCAGGCACATCTGGATGCCAAATCGCTGCTGAATCTGGCCCCGCGGCTGCTGGTCAGCCCGGGCCACAGCTCGATTCAGGCGGTGGCCGCATCGAGTCAGGTTATTGCCGACAAGTTGCGCGCCATCTCGATCATCGACGGGCCGAACACGGACGACGATGTCGCCATTGCCTATGCCAAAAATTTCGGCAGCAAACGGCTGTACCTGGTCGATCCCGGCGTGCGGGTGTGGGACACCACCAGCAATGCCGAGGTCGACGTGCCGGCCTCGGCTGCCGTCGCTGGTCTGTTCGCCCGAACCGATGCCGAGGTTGGATTCTGGGCCAGTCCGTCCAACCGCGAACTGAGCGAGGTGATCGGCACCGGGCGCCCGATCGAATACCTGTACGGCGATGCGACCTGCCGCGCCAACCTGCTGAACGAAGCCCACGTCACCACCATCATCCGCGAGGGCGGCTTCCGACTGTGGGGTAACCGCACGCTGTCGGCTGATCCGAAATGGTCGTTTGTCACCCGCGTGCGCACCACCGACATGGTGATGGATGCGATCCTCGCCGGCCACCAATGGGCGGTCGACCGCGGCATCACCAAAACCTATGTGCGGGACGTGACTGACGGCCTGAATGCGTTCATGCGTGATCTGCGACGTGCAGGCGCCGTCATCAATTTCGAGTGTTTCCCTGACCCGGAACTGAACACCGCCAGCCAGCTGGAAGAGGGCCGCGTGTACTGGAACATCCGCTTCACCGATGTGCCGCCGGCTGAAAACCCCAACTTCCGTGTCGAGGTGACCAACCAGTGGATCACCGAAGTGCTCGGCGAATAAGGACTGACCATGATTCCGCAAACCCTCACTAACCTGAACCTGTTCGTCGATGGCCGCGGCTATGCCGCCAAGGTCATGGAAATCCAGCTGCCGAAGCTCAAGCGGAAAACGGAGGCTTATCGCGCCGGCGGCATGGATGCCGAGATCGATATGCCGGTCGGTCTGGAAAAGCTCGAAGGGGGCTTCACCCTGAGCGGCATCGACCGTGAGGCGCTGTCCTTCTTCGGCATCGGCGACGGTACGCAATTCAACGGGCGATTCCACGGATCGATGCGCGACCAGAAGGGGACCGTTGTCGCCGTCATCGTCACCTGGCGCGGGCTGCTGACCGAGGTCGACATGGGGAGCTGGAAACCGGGAGACAAATCGGAGACCAAATACACCGCGACACTCAGCTATTACAAACTCGAAGTCGGCCCGGTAGTGGTCTACGAGATCGACCCGGTCAACAGCACCCGCATCATCGACGGCACCGACGAACTGGCCGCCGAACGCGCTGCCATCGGCCTGTAACCCCACGCATTTCCCCCAACCACGTACAGCCCGCGCCGCGGGCTGTACGCATTCCTGATGGAGTCAACATGAAACTGAGAATCACCCTGTCCAGCCCGATCGAAATCAACGGCATCAGGACCGACACGCTGTACATGCGCGAGCCGACGGTGGGCGACCAGCTTGACAGCGAAAAGCTGGCGAAAGATGCCGGCGAGCGTGAGTTGCGGATGTTCTCCCTGTTGTGCGAATGCGCACCTGATGACCTGAGACGGTTGACGATCCGCGACCTGGAACGCATGCAGAAAGCCTATCTTCGGCTTCTGGCCGATGACGATCCTGCCGGTAACGCAGTGGTGGAAGTTGTCCCGTAGGTTGATGCGAGATCATGGCTGGCCGCGGTCGGAAATCCGTGCCGTACCGGTCAGCGAGGTGCTGGAGTGGCTGACGAACGACGGTTAGCGATGGCGTGACCACAGCCAGCTCACCACCAGCGCCAGAACGACCAGCGGTAGGCCGAAAACCAGTATGCCGGCCATTGCACCATACATCAGGTGGCCGGCTTGCCAGCCACCTGTCATCCCTGCGTGCACGGCGCCAATGCCCGCCATCAGGGCAATGGCGAGCCAGCCTGTCAGGTCAAACCATTTATCTGCAGTCATCGGAGATTTCCTGTGTCCAAGGACATTGCACTTGGTATTTTAATCGGTGGCGCGGTGTCGTCCACTCTGGGTGCTGCAGTTGGCAAAACCACGGGCCTGATTAGCGGCCTCAAGGCCAAGGCCGAGGACGCGCGCGGCCTGCAGGCCCTGATCGGCCGCACCCAGCAGTTGCAGCGCGAATACAGCGAGACATTCAAGTCCGGCGGCAAGGGTGTCGACAGCTTGCGTCGACAGATCGATCAGCACAATGCTGCACTGAAAAAAGCCGGCATTGACGTGGGGGCACTCGACCGCAGCTACGCGAAGCTGGGGCGCACCGTCAAAGGTATCCAGTGGCAGACCGCTGGCATCGGCAACATGCAGGAAGGCGCCAAGCTCGGGCGCACGGCCGTTACCGGCCTTGGCATGGCTGCCATGCCGACCAAGGCCAGCGGGGACTATCAGTCGGAAATTCGCGACATTGCCATCAAGGGCGGTATTGCGGGGCAAGGAGAAGAGCAGGAACTGGACCGTCTGGTCCGTGCTGCGGCTGCGCGCCAGAAAGTCAACCAGTCCGAACTGGCACGCTCAGTCAATGGCCTGGTTACTCAGGGGATGGATTGGAAAGAGGCGACGGGTTACGGCGATCTGCTTGGCGAGTTGACCGTCGGTCAGAAAATGGATGCGGGTGACGCGGCCCAACTGATCTACGCATTCAAGGAAAACGGTGTCAAACAGTCCGAAATGCGCAAGGTCATGGGCGAGATCGCCGTAGCCGGCGACCTTGGTGCCTTCGAGTCGGACAAGATGGCCAAGTTCCTGCCGGAACTGATGGCGACCGTCGGTGGCATGGGGATGAAAGGACAGGAGGCTGCACGTTACCTGGCGGCCAGCCTGCAAGCGCAGATCAAGCTGACCGGGAATGCCGACAGTGCTGCCAACAACCTGAAGAACCTGCTCAGCAAGATCATTTCTCCGGAGAGCAACAAGAAATTCGCTGATGCCGGCATTGATCTGCAGGGCTCCATGGAACAAACCATGCGCGCCCATGGTGATGGGCCGATTGCAGCCTTTATCCGGCTGGCAGAACACCTGGCCACCAAAGGCGACAAAACCCGCGCAAAGAAGATCGAAGCGCTGAAAGCCAAGGTCAAAAATAGCCAGGGTGACAAGAAAGCCGAAGAGGAGGCGCTTTCGGCCTATATGCAGGCGGCGGGTCTGGGGGAGGTCATTTCTGACATGCAGGCACGTTCCGCCGCGCTTGCGCAGATCAAGTACGCCGACCAGATCCAGTCCGATCTGGACAAAATCAAGGCGACCGATGGTGGTGCCAAACTCGCCAAGGACAAATCGGCGCGCGATCAGACCTCGAACCGCAAGTGGGAAATGGCTGCCAGTGAATTCAGCGGCGCCATGATATCGCTTGGTGACGCGATCCGGCCCGTTACCGATGCCGCTGCGGATCTGGCCGCCGGTGCCTTGCATCTGGGAAGTTCGCTGATGCAGGACAAGCCGTGGCTGGGACTTGCTGCCGTCGCGGGGGGGCTGGGCACGCTGGCCTGGTCTGGCAAGAAAATCGTGACAGGCGGTACGCAATGGGTCGCCGGTAAAGCCATGGAACGGTTCGGATTGAAGCTGCCGACGGACAAGCCCGGCCGTGGCGGATTGTCTATTCCTGGCGTTGACGGGAAAGGTCCGGGGAGTGCCGCCGGTGCGCAGCGGGTGTTCGTCACCAACTGGCCGGGGGGCGGCATCTCGGGCGGGGACGGTCCGGACGCGGGCGGCAAGGGCAAGCCCGGGGCGCGTGCCGGCCGGGCTGGGCGCTTTGGCCGTCTCGGCAGTGCGCTCGGCCGGGCTGGTGGCTTCCTCGGCCGCAACGCCGGCGGCATTCTGGCGGCCGGCACGGCGGCCTATCAGGTCTACGACACCTATGCGAACGCCAGGACTGGTAAGGAGAAGGGGGCCGGCTACGGCAGTGCGGCCGGTTCGCTGGCCGGCGGCCTCGCGGGCGCCAAACTCGGTGCCATTGCCGGCACGCTTGCCGGGCCGATCGGCATGGCTATCGGTGGCGTACTGGGTGGGGCCATCGGCACGTTTGCTGGTAGCAAACTCGGCAGTACGGTAGGCGAAAAAATCGCCACGGCCGAGCACAAGGCGCCGGCCGGCGGGCCACGGCTTGGTAATGCGATCGGCGGCCGGACCGTGGTGGCCGAAACGATACCTGTTGCTGGAGTCCGCCCTGTGCCGGCCGTTGTCGTCCCGCCGAAACTGGTTGCGCCCGCCCGCGCGGTGCCACCTGTCGCGCCGACGACAGTGGCGGCGACAGCCGCCGGATTGCCGGCGTCCCGCCCCGCTAGCAGCGGTGCGCCGGTGAGCAAGACGCAGCAATTTGTTTTCAAGCCCGTCATCCAGATCACGGTCAAGGGCGACGTCAAGGACCCGGCCCAGGTGGCCGCCAGCCTAGCGCCGTACCTGAAGCGGATCTTCGATGGCTGGCAGCAACAGGCCGGCCGCTCGGCGATGTTCGACCCGGTGGGCTGATCTACAAAAGGAATCTCATGGAATACCTGCCGATGCTCAATCTGGCCGCCAATGCCGCCGCGCAGGCGGCTGGCGTCGCCCGGTTGCCGGGCGCGGTGCGCGATCTTGCCAGCGCCGTCAGCCAGGCCGACAGCGCTGCTGCGCTGACACAGAAAGCGGCCGGCCTGCTGACCAGCGCTGCGCCGATGCTGAAGGGGCCTGTCGGCCAGGCCGTCTCGCGAGCGGCCGGCATCATTGATCTGGCAAGCAAGGACCTGTCCGCTGCCGGCGCCCAGGTGCTGCAGGAGGCCGGTGCCCGGCTCGGCGCCGCCAGCGGCATGCTGAAACGTGCCATTGGCGGCTCGCTGGGCAATCTCGCCGGTGGGCTGTCGGCACAGAACCTGGCGCGCAGCGCCCTGTCTGCTGCCGGGCTGAAGTTTAACGATGCGCCGGCATCGTCGTTCCAGCTGGAGATCGCCGGCGAGAAGGGGCAGCTGTTTCGGTTTGCCCTCGGCCAGGCTGCATTCGACCAGTTGCGCCGATCGAACAAATTCAACAACCCGGCGCAGGAACGGCTGCAGCGTACGCAGGCACTGCAGGCGGTCAGCCGTGGCGGCAACACCCTGACCCTGAGCGGCGCCGTCTTCCTGGCGGCGCACGGCAGTGGCCACCTCAACGCACTGCGTGCCATCGGCGACCGGCTGGAGCCGGTCACCCTGACCACCGGCTACGGCGAACTGCTGGGCCGGTGGTACCTGAACAGCATCGACGAAGAGCAGAGCCATTTCTTCAGGGACGGTGCGCCGCGCAAACAATCGTTCACCCTGGAGTTCGGACTGTATGGCGACGACTATCAGAACCTGTGACGGCGACATCCTCGACACATTGTGCCAAGCGCACTACGGGCACCTGAATGGCTGTGTCGCCATGGTGCTGGAAGCGAACCGGGGGCTGGCGGCCGAGCGCCAGCCGTACCGTGGCGGAGTGGTGATCGAGCTGCCGGATCTGCCGGCGCCGACGCGGGAGGTGGTGACATTGTGGGAGTGAGGGGAGCCTATCGAGATAGATAGAGATGTTTGTCGAGAAAGCTATCCGATGCTTTGGCAAGATCTTTTATGAATCTGATGGCTTTTTCGAGCTCATCCCTTTTTATCAGATGCGCCGCAGGTTGATCGTTGCTTGGTTGCTTTGAGCGGTGAACGGCATCGCCACGTTTTGATATTAAGCTGTTCAAGGTTGTTTTTGCTTTTTCGGGGGTGTAATTTGCCCAGGCCCATCCAGTGGTAATATCCAAATCAAGGTAATCAACGAATAGTTTTTTTGTTTTTTCGGATGAGGGGTTATGAAATTGCTTGAGCTCTTGCTGTAGCCGCTTGAATACAAAATTTCCAACATAGCTGCCACTTACTGCGCTTAGTTTTTTGTTCATGTCTTCGACTACGCGGTCTTCAACATAGGTCTCCCATGCTGTGAGAGCCATTACAAGTCCAGCTCTTTTTAAAACTTCCGCATTGGCTGGAGGAGGATTGCAATTGATTGAATCGAAGTGAGCCAGGAGTTCTTCTGCGTCCTTGATAGCATATTCGAAATTGTCAATGGCGCTAGGCATGGTCATCGTAAAAGTAGTTTAAATGCATTCATCATAACACTGCTGCTAGAACATCTCTAGAAGGATCGATTGATGCGCCCAGATTTCCAGATCCTCGCCGACGGCAAGGACGCCACCGCCCAGTTTCGCGACCGACTGATCAATATGAAAGTGACCGACAAGGCTGGCGTCGAGAGCGATGAAGTCGAAGTCACGCTCGATGACCGCGATGGCGCTATCACGCTGCCGCGTCGTGGAGTGACGATTGACGTCAGCCTCGGCTATCGCGAAACCGGGCTGAGCCGGATCGGCAAGTACAAGGTCGACGAGGTCGAAAGCAGCAGCCCGCCACAGCAGATCGTTATCCGGGGCCGGCCTGCCGACATGTCAGGTGGTCTGAAAACGGCCCGCAAGCATTCCTGGGAAAACACCACGCTGGATCAGGTGGTGCGTACCGTCGCGTCCCGCAACAAGCTGACACCGGTGTGCCAGGTTAAAGCCGCCATCGACCGCCTCGACCAGATGAACGAGAGCGATCTGCACTTCATCACCCGCATCGCGCGCCAGTACGACGCGACCGCATCGGTCAAGGGCGGCAAGCTGCTGGTGCTGCCGCGTGGCGGACAGGCGAAAAGCGCCAGCGGCAAGACATTGCCGGTCATCGTGCTGACCCGGAAGGACATCAAAAGCTGGCGCTGGAGCGCGAGCGACCGCAATGCCTCGGGCGGCGTCAAAACCAAAACCCACGACCCGAAGACCGGCAAGACCCTCGCGGTCTTGGTTCCGGACAAATCCAACCCGGACGGCCCGGTGCGGGTCGTCCGCCACCCGGTGCCGGCGAAGGGCAGGGCGGCCGCGACCGCCAAGGGGGCGCTGGATCGGGGCAACCGCTCGACCATCACCCTGTCGCTGACCCTCCCGGGTCGCGCCGATCTGGTCGCCGAACGCCAGGTACGGGTGAGCGGCATCAAGTCGGGCGTCGATGGTCTGTATCCGATCGAGAGCGTGACCCACGACTACAGCGCCGGCGGCTGGTCGACCAGCGCTGAGCTGGGTGTCAGCAAGGAAACACTGAAAAAGTCCCGTGCCAAGAAGGGCAAGAAAAAGAAGGCGGAAAAACCGCTGAAGGTGATCGCGCCGTAAGCGCTACCAAAGGGGCTCTGGGGCAAACCGGCCGCATTCGTGCGGCCTTTTCTATGGAAGGCTCACCCGTGACACAAACACTCCGCCGCCGAAGCTGGCAGTTTCTGGCAGCTATCGCTGCCGGCCTCATCACCCTGCTGGTATTCCGCAACCTGATCGTTGCCGGGTTGTCAGCAGCGCTGGCCGGCCTGTCGGCCCAGGCCGTCGCTGCCGTTGCCGGCAAGGCAGCGACTGGCGCGGTGCCACCGGTCCACATCTCGGCCGCAAGCGGCGCCTTCGTCGGTTCGCTGTTTCTGCTGCTGAACCTGCGCGGCCGCTCCCGCCCGGAAAAGGGCGTGCTGCTGGCCGTGTCGGCCAGCGGCTCGTACTTCGGCGGCGTGGCGGCATCGGAATTCTGGGCACTCGGTCCGGGCGGCGTCGGCTTCGCCGGCATGGTGTGTGGCGTGCTGCTGATCCCGGTCGCCGACGCTGCGATGGCGGTGCTGAAAGACGTCGGCTGGATCAAGCGGCTGCTGTTCGTCAGATTGGGTGGCCAGCGCGACGCCGGCGACAGCGAACAGTAACCGCTACCCCTGATCTCCCGAAGCCCCGCTGCGCGGGGCTTCTCTCATTCTGAAAGAACACACCATGGCAAGAATCAGCGCACAGGATGCCGGCGGTACCAACGTGACCGCCTTCCTCGACATGCTGGCCCGCAGCGAACTGGGCCCGGCCCTGCTGGCAGCTAGCGACGACGGCTACAACGTCATCGTTGGCAGCACACCGGCCGCACCGCTGCTGTTCCGCAGCTATGCAGACCACCCCCGGCAACTGATCGCCCTGCCGAAACTCGGCATCAAGAGCACGGCCGCTGGCCGCTACCAGTTGCTGATGCGCTACTACGATGCCTACCGCCGCCAGCTCGGCCTGGCGAATTTTTCCCCGGTCAACCAGGACCGCATTGCGCTGCAACAGATCCGCGAACGCCGCGCCCTCGACGACATCAAGGCCGGCCGGCTGGAATCCGCGATCAGCAAGTGCCGCAACATCTGGGCATCGTTGCCCGGTGCCGGCTACGGCCAGCATGAACACTCGTTGACCACACTGCAGGCCGCCTACATTGCCGCCGGAGGGCAGGTCGCATGATGCCCGCGCTCTATCGCTACGCCGCCGGCGCGTTGGCCGTCCTCACGTTGCTGGCTGGCATCTGGTGGCACGGCCACAGCCGAGGCGCTGCCGGTATGCAGGCCGAATGGGATGCCGACCGCGCCCGGCTCAACACCAAACTGCTGGCGCAGGAGCGGTCCGCCCGTGCCGCCGAACAGCAGCACGCCCAGGCGCTGGCCACTATCGATGCCAAATATCAGGAGAACGAACGCAATGCCCAACTGGAAACCGATCGTCTTCGCGCTCAGCTGCGTGCTGGCACTGTCCGCTTGTCAGTCCCCGTCGTCTCCGGCAGTTGCAGCCTGTCCGCAACTGGCGTCGGCGCCGGCGGCAGTGATGGTGCCGCGAGAGCCGACATTCAGCCGGCGGTTGCTGATGATCTTGTCGCCCTCGCAGCCGATGCCGATACCGCCGTCAGGCAACTGAGTGCGTGTCAGGCAGTGGTGCGGGCTGATCGCCTCATTGCCGACTGATCAGCCTCGGCCGGTTGATTGGCGATGACCATGAATCTGATCACTGTGGTCAATCAGGATTGGTATTCTGTTCAATCTGATGCTTGACATGACTGGTTAGCCCACCATCGCCACCATGCCGCAACAACCGGCCCCCTTCTTTCCCGAACTGTATCTGATTAAGCGTCAATATCCCAATATGAAATTATTGAATTTTCTAAGAGGTAAAATTGTGGGATGAACGCCAGTCTAAGTGGGCGGGATGGCTCACCGCGATGTTTTCCGATAATGATCTCCACAGTGCCGCGGTCAGGGCTGTCAGGGTTATAGATTTCATCACGGTACGTAAATAACACCAGGTCAGCATCGTTCTCGATGGATCCGGACTCACGTAAATCAGACAAAATCGGGCGTTTGTTTTGGCGCATCTCAACGTAGCGATTCAGGGCGGATTCAAGAATGATGGGGGTCTTAAGCTCTCTCGCTAACTGTTTGATTGCGCGCGTTGCATCAGACAGCTCTTCTGAACGGGTTTTACCGCGGCCGTCACCAGAAATCATCTGCAAGAAATTGATGATCAGCAGGCCGAGCTTGCCACCGTGCTTGGACGCCATCTGGCGAGCAGAGCGGCAAACGGCGCTCACCGTCATTGCCGGTGAATCATCGATGACAATGTGGGTCTTTGCCAACGTAGTCAACCCGTTGGAAAACCGCTTCCAATCCTCGTCGGTAAACTTGCCAGTGGCCAAATTATGGCCATCCATCCGGCCGGCGGCACAGAGCAGCTGCTGGGTCACTGTGGAGGTTGTCGTCGTCAACGAAATGATGCCAACTGGTAAGCCCGTATTGGTTGCGACATTCAGCCCGATATTGAGTGCCAGCGCTGTTTTCCCCATGGAGGGCCTACCAGCAATGACGATCAGATCGCCCGGGAGCAGCCCGGAGGTCACGTTATCGATGTCGACGAAGCCGGTTGGTAAACCGAGCAAAGGCTCCTCAGACTCAGGGGTAGCGTACAGCCTATCTATCTGCTCGGTCATTGCACCAAGTGCTTGGTCAATAGTGACCGACGCGTTACTGGCGCCAGCATGATGAGAAAAAGCCAATGCATTCAACCGATCTAGCGCTGCCGCCGAGTTGGTTCCCGCGTTGTAGCAAATATCCTGGATCTCGGATGCTGTGATGATCCAACGGCGCAGCGCAGCCTTGTTAGAAACAACGACGGCCGCATCCCGTACTTCTTGGCTGGTCGGGGACATATGGGACAGGCTAGCGACAGCCTCCATGCCGCCAGCAGCGTCGAGCAACCCTTGTTCCTCTAGTCGTTCGGCCACCTGCTGCGCGTCGACCTGCAGTGGCGAGCGGAGGCTGGAAATCACTCTGTAAATCAGCCGATGCGGGGCGAGATAGAAGGCTTCCTCGCCCACCAAGAGCTGCTGAATGTCGGCGGCGATCAAATCGGCATCAGGAAGAACAGCAAGCTGTAGTAGTCCGCTGAGAAGCACGCGCTCTGCTTTGCTGGAGTAAGGAGGAACTCTGAGAGTGTCGTCGGTCAT